TGAATAGCATTATACATTACAGATTGTCTAGTACTACTTAATAAAGAATCCATACATTCTTCTAAATATTGTTCATCATTGTATACTGCTATTAATATAGATAATTTATACATTATTAGAACTCCTTTATGATATATTCTAATGTGGTATTTTACAAATTTACTCCATAAATTTAATACAGCTTTATGAAAAACGGCATATAATTTATTTTATCTTTAACCTTCGACATTTTAATATACTTATTATAAGGATAAATATTATGAATAATATACTTAGCGAAGAAGCAAAATCATTCAAAATATTAAGACCTGTCACTGGTAAAAATCAACGTAAACCAATGATCACATATACTAAAAAACTAATGGAATGTGTTTATTTGAACTTGGCTAGGACACAAGAAGAGTTAGTTAAAGGTTTATATTCTCTTTTTGGTCCAAATGGAATTCGTAAATCGTTCAAACGTTTATATTTTCCAAAACGTTTTATTTGGACATCAACTCTTTATGTTAAACCTCGTATTCAAGAAGCAATAAATGAAAAAGAAACAGGTGATTCATTCAAAAAACTTTGTCCGGATTTCGTCGGAATGTATAAAAACCGTATAATGGATAAAAGAAATCTTATTGTAGATTTCACCAAAATATTCGATTTAGTCATCCCTGACGATCCAGCAGTAATGATTAAACAAACTGTTTTTGACTATATCGAAAGTGTTTGGCCAGAATTGCTTTGTTATGTTCTTCTTCACAATGATAAACACAATAAAGATAATGATATAGAAACGTCAGACGAAGCTCTATTGGAAAAACCTGAAGATGCTAAAAATTATATAGCTTCTATCGGTGAACTTCTTAAAGAATACGACAAAGAACTTAATGGTGATACAGAAACAAAAGATCGTAGAGTTCTCATTAAAAATGGTGAACAACCTGGAGTAAATGATCCATATTCAGTAGAAGATTTCTTAAGAAACACAAATTCTTCTATAGATAATCCTTTAAATGAAATGAGCGATGAAGAATGGAAATATGTAGTAGATATCATTACTCGTTCTATTGAATCGTTTGAAGAAAAACTCTTAGGCAAAACACAAGTATTTGCTATGGGTGGACCTGCTTTTGGTCTTTCTGCCGCAGGTTTTGATAAATTTATTGTTTCTATTCCATACACATTGAAATCAAATAAATTTGTTAATCTCCAGATAATTGAATCAAGATTGCCTATTCCTAGAAACATCAAACGTAATCCTACCCTTATTTACCAAATCAATTTTATGCAATTGCTGTATAAAATTTATGAAGGATATTATACTGGTCATTCAAACAATCCATTTATAAACGAAATGCTTAAATACGATTTCTCTTTCCACATCTATGCTGAAAATGGTGTAGGTTTTGTAATGAATATGAGAGAAATTGTTACATATTTTAAATATAAACCCAATCAAGTATCTCGTTTACTTTACAATCGTTTCAGAATGTTGACCATGTGCAACACAGGCGTTATCAATGATCAAGATTTGGATAAAATCGAAGAAGAGAATATTTCTAAAGAGATTGATGGATATTTCTCAAAAAATGCTGATGTTTTTAAAGATTCTGACGATGACGCTAAAAAGAAATTACAAAAAGACTTAGAGCCAATTATTAAAGAAGATATGGCTCTTAAAACAATCATTAAAGCTAAACAAGATCAAACAGATCAAGTTGAAGTCATAGATAAAGTAGAAGAAACTACGGATGAAAAGATTTCTCACATGATTCTTTCTAAAAACATTGTTGCGGAATCTAAAAAATCTATGGACTTGCTTTCTGCCTTACACAACAAATTTTCTAAAGCGTCAACTACAAAGATCGTTTCGGATAATCAAGACGAAGCAGAAGATGTTACATTGACATCTCAAGATTATGACGACATCCTTAATTCTAATAGTGGAGATTCTTCAGATGAGGAAGAAGTCGTAGACGAATATGACGAAAACTCAGATAAGTATGTAGCAAATGATGCTTCAGAAAATGCAGATACATCAGAATTAGATTTCGATGTAAAAGAAGAAGGTGAACTCGATGACGCTACAGCATTTGAAGAAGAATATGAATTTGAAGATAATGATACTGTAGAAGAAGTTGAAGAAGCAGATTATGTGGAACTTAAACCCACAACTAAAGGCCCCGTAAAACTTTCAAATTCTACTTCTAAAAAACCTGTAAGAACTCCTGCTGAAGAGAAGAGAATTAATCTTCTTAAAGAAAAATATAAGTCTATAAAACTTGAAGGAAAAACAATTGAAGAAATCATTGGTAATTCTTCTAAGATTGATATAGATACCGGTGAGACAAAAATCGATGAAAAGAGCGCCGACACCACAATTGGTAACTTTAATATCGATGATTTGCAGCGTTCATACATAAAGAATAACTATCAATCCGATATCATTAATGCTGTTCGTTCGTTGAGTATGAACAAAGAAACACCTTTGTACATTACAGATGTGAAAGTAGAAGATGCTTCTAATCAAATGAACGATAAATATACATATACGTTCAAACTTGAAGATGAAAATAAACATAAACACACATTGAAATTTGATGTGCCTAAATTGAATGATACTGGCACAACTAAAATGAACGGTAACTCTGTATTCTTAAAGAAACAGTTAATTAAGAAACCGATCGTTAAGATTGGACCGGATAAAGTTTATGTTACTACAGAATTGAACTCATATCAGATTATGCGTTCTGGTATTTTGTTGAATAAGGGTTCTGAAGTTATTCGAAAACTTTTCAATGAATATTTGGGAAAATATCCGAATGTTGCTGTAGAACGTGGTAACTGTAAAGAAGATAACAAAGATTATCTCACAACTCTTGAATATGATATTCTTGCAAACAATTATTTCTTCGTCAGAATAAATGATGAAAATAGTAAGTTTGGTGAGCATGTTGAGATTTTCTTCTCACAGAGTGCAATACGTGAACGTATAAAGAAGTTGAATATTTCTACAGGTTTTGAAAACAACATCATTCCTGATAACATTCTTCCGTTGGCTATCAACTATACAACAAACACTTTGATTTCTATCGATATGACCAAGAACAGTAGTGTTAACAGTACAATTCTTGGTTTATTACACGATACATTGAAAGATGATGAATTATTTGCTTATGTTAAAACAATCAAAACACCAAAACGTAGAATTTCTACAAAGATTGAGATTCAGTCATTTACTGTACCGTTGATCGTGTTCTTGAATTATCTTTTTGGATGGGATAGAGTTGCTTCTTATTTCCCTGAAAACGAGATAGAATTCTCTGAAAAACCAATTCAAGGAACAAATAAACTAAGCATTAAATTTTATGACGGATATTTGTATTACAATCCGTATCCTATTAATGGATTGTTGATGCTCAATGGTTTGACAGAAATCGATACAGAAAATTACAAGTACGAAGATTTGAATAATCAATCTTTGTATATGGATTACGCTTTCAAGAAGTTTAAAACAAGAAATGTTGCTAAGGGTTGGGTTACAGCTAAAGAAAATATGCTTGATCTCAAAACTCTTCAAATTCTTGAAGCTCTTGGATTACCGACAGATTTCTTGGAAATATTCTTGTATTGTAATGATCTTCTTGTTGATAACCAAGTTAAATCTGAATCTGATATAAGCAACTATCGTATTCGTTCTAACGAAATTATTGCTGAATGTTTGTACAAAACGCTGAATAAACACTATATGATCTTTAAGAAAAAGACTGGTAAGAAAACTACCATGTCTATTCCTCAGAACTCAGTAATGGCAGCAATATTCAATACGAACATATTAGCGAATTATGATTCTATTTCTCCAGTTGGCGAAATTCGTTCTTTGAGTCAAACTACATTCAAAGGACCAGGTGGAACCAATCTTGAACAAGCATTGACTCTTAAGAAACGCGCTTTCGATTCTTCATTCGTAGGAACGTTTTCGGTATCTACTCCAGATAACTCTAACGCTGGTGCTGTAAAAGAGTTAACTATAAACTGTAACGTAATAAATACTTTGGGATTTATTGGTGAACCAATTAAAGATCCTAAAGATATGCACTTAACAAATATTTCATCAATTGGTGAAGCTATAGTTCCATTTGCAAATAAGGTAGATGACCCTACTCGTATTTCTTATGGTTCTACACAGAATGCTCACGTTGGCGGTGTTATAAATTCATCTCTACCTCCTATACGAACTGGAGTAGAAAAGAATATTAAATATCACACTAGTGATAGATTTGTTCGCCGGGCTAAAGATAATGGTGTTATCACCGATGTTGACGAAGTTGGTAAACGAATATTTGTTACTTATAAATCTGGTGAAAAAGAAGTTGTAGATTACAATAATACAATGTTAAAGAACTCAGATTCATTCAATCAAGCATCTTTCACTTGTTTTGTAAAACAGAACGAGAAAGTAAAGAAAAATCAAATTCTTGCTGCAGATGCTAGATTCTTCAAGTACGATCCATTAACTAAAGAAATCGTTTATACTCAAGCTATCAATGGTATGTTTGGTATTTTTGAAGGTTCATATACAGAAGATGATGCTGATTTGATTACTGCTACATTTGCCGGAAAACTCAAAATGGACTTTACAAAGTGCAAGCAAATATCGATTAAACCTATGGATACTCTCATTAGCTATAAAAAAATAGGCGATAGAGTTTCTCTTGGTGATCCTTTGATTGTATTTGACGAATATGGATCTTTTGAAGAAGCACAAGACGATGACGATGAATCATTGTTTAAATTACTTACTGAAAATCTTGATCCTGATGTTGTTGCTCAGATGATACACCAAACTCCTAAAGCTCCATTGTCTGGAGTTATTAGTGATATAAAGGTTTACTGGACTGTTCCTGTAAATCAAATGAGTAAATCTATAGGCAAATTCGTTAATGAATACTCTACAAAGATTAAGAAAGAAATAATTGAAGAAGAAAAATTTACAGGTAAGAAGTCTGCAAGACGTCCTGAAGTTGAAGTTACATCTTTAGGAGACACTATCCATGGTCGTATTAACGGAGCTGAAGTTGGTGATGAAGGTGGAATTGTTATAGAATATTATATCTCCAATGATGATGTAATGTCTACAGGAGATAAGATAGCCCTTAACTCTTCATTGAAGTCTATCAATTCGTATGTCGTAGATAAAAAACTTGAACCTTATACCGAATCTGGTCAAAAACTTGATGGTATTTTCAGTTTGATTTCTATCAATGCTCGTATGGTTAACTCTGTTTGGTATAATGGTTGGATTGGTAAAATCCTATATACTATAAGTAAACGATGGGCTAAGAATTTCTTACAAGAAATAGGCGAGACTATACCTGAAAATGAACGTGAAATTATAATAAAATAAAAAAAAAACTGAGGCACGAAAAATGTGCCTCAGTTTTATATTTTTACTTCAAATGTGTTGGTTTTAGAATAAGAACCATTGAATCATCCCAAGTTGAAATTACTTTATTATCTTTTAAAAATCTTAAGAATTCATCTGTTACAGAAGTCATTCTATGTTCAGACACAATGTGGGAACTGTCTCCAGATATTGCATAAGCGCGATTTGTTTCAAATATATGAAATCCTAATAAATAACGTGCTTGTTCATCAAGTGTTATGAATTCTACGGTTGAAGAAACACCCATTTCTTTTTTCTTTTGATAACTATAATCATCTGAAATTGGAAGTAAAATTTGTTTAGTGAAATAATGTCTAGTCATTTTTAATACATCGGTAAATTTATATTTCTTTGCTGTTGGAACTGTTCCGTATATTACGTTTTCGTCACTCCAGTCATATTGGGTCAATTGTTCACGAATTAATGCAAGTATATACACTTTAAATTGATCACTAGAAGCTTCTAAAAGTGTTTTATCTTTCATTATATTTAATTTCTTTTTAAGCTTATCTTTTTCAATTTTGCAGCGTTTAGCAAAACTCATTTTACTAACGTGTGAGTCTCCTCTAAACATAAATAAACCTCCTAAGTATTTCGAATATTATATGTAATTTAAAAGAAGGTAAAATTATCTACGATTAAAACATGAAACGAATTATGGTTTTACTGATAATGATTTAAACAACATGACATTAGCTGAACTAGAGATGTTTATTAACAATATGATCGATACCTCGATGAGTTATAAAGATACTAATGGCACGAAGTATAATGAAAGTGATAAGGTCAGTGGGTTTGATGTGTATAATTACGGAACATACGACTCTTTTAAAAGTGCTAAATCTTATTGGAAAACAGAAAAAAGCAATCGTCAAACAGAATATGATACAGCTGTTGCAAATTATAATACTTTTTATTCTGATTATATGTATTGGCTCGGAAATGAAGCGTATAACCCGTGGTTTGACTGGGGTGAAAAACAACAATTAAGTAATCTCGAAACAGTCAAAAATAATGCAAAAACAGCATTAGATAACGCAAAAAGCAATTATGATAAGTGTGATAAATTGATGGAATATTATGATGCATTAAAACCAAAAGCTAAAAATATTGCAAATAGTATATTTGGTAATGAGCAATACGGTTTAAAAATAAAGAATATATACACTGTATACCAGACTATATCAGATTCTGCAAAACAAGTGGCTCACAGATTAGAAAAATTATTGGGAACGAAATTATAAAAAAAAAACAATATTAAAATGTGGGCATTATAGCCCACATTTTTTTTATTAAATTCTGTTACCTAATAAACGTTCTAATGCTTTAGCTTTGACTACAGCATTATTGTGTTCTTGTGTTATTATATTGTGTAATTTTTGTATTTTGCGACCAAATGATTCGTTTCCGTTTATACTACTTGCTATTTGTATAGCTTTATTTTTTAGTGGTTCAAATGTCGTACTTAACTCTTTCTTGAGTGTACCCATAAACGAATGTTTTTCGACTATTACGAGGTATAACGATTTCGCCCACTCATATAGCCAGTCGTTATATTCTGGAGCGATAGCAGATTCCGCAATTGGATATAAATCAACATTCCATGGGGTATTATTCTTATAGTTTATAATACTTAATTTGTCGATTTTTGCAACATTGTTTTGGAGTTTTGATCTAAAATTAGCGACACTAGAGCCGTTATCATCACTACCATAAACCCTGTTCCAATACTCTTTTCCATTTCTATCCCCTCCTATAGAAGAGTAGTCGCGATCAAAAGTCCAATATGGTCCATTATGATAAAGAGTATATCTAAAGTCCCAATTACTTGCCCAATAACTATCCCATCGAGCTGGATATTCATAACCATTATACTCTTCCCAATGTGCAAAACCTTGACCACCATAAGTTTGCCAACGATATCCTCTAGTGCCACTTACCGTTAAGTCCGATATATCGTTAAAATAAGCATTGATATATACCTTTAGTTTATGAATCGTCATTATTGTATATGCAGAAGGCATCACATGTTCTTCTATGATACCATCTTTGTAGCGTAATGACCATTCGAAACTATTGCCCCAAAAATCTTTTTCTAATTCACAATAAGTTACTCTACTATTTGGTCCAAAATATTTATCATATATATAGTTATATGTGCTATTATCCATAGAATTTGAAGTAATTTTATTAAACCCACTGACCTTATCACTTTCATTATACTTCGTGCCATTAGTATCTTTATAACTCATCGAGGTATCGATCATATTGTTAATAAACATCTCTAGTTCAGCTAATGTCATGTTGTTTAAATCATTATCAGTAAAACCATAATTCGTTTCACCTACAGTTATATTACTCTTCATCGGGTCGGTTATTATGTTTTGTAATTTATATAGACTCTTATTTACAGTATTCTTAATATTATTATCATAATTAGTTTTATTACCACCAGTTAATTCAGAAGATCTATCTATGTATTTTTGTTTTAATCGTAGACAATTTTACCATTTTATAAAATACGTTAATTTCTACTATATATTGTTTTTCGACATCATAATATACATATTTTTCTAATAAATTATCCATAAGGAGTCTATTTATGGTTACAAATGATAGAATGAAAGGCCAGCATTATAGAGCGTTTTTAACAAGATTGGCCTCAAAAAGAAATGTTGAAAACATAATTTCTGAATTAACAGAATATTACAATAACATAAACAAAAACATCGACAAATTGTTTCAAAGTATTACTGAACGTCGTACACAGATGCTTGATGGTTTGGCAGCTATTTATGAAAAAACAAAACATTTCGAATACGTTTTGAATCACTTCAAATTGGAAGTAGATGCTCATATTCTAGAGAAATTTAACAAAGCTATTGAATCTTTCGAAAACGGCGTTGGTGTTTATGTAATCCCGTATGAGAAAAATCTTTTCAATCACAGAACGTCCACAGATCAAAAGATTTCTGATGTAGATCGTATAAATACTTTAAACGAATGGGAACGTGCTATAAACATTGTGCCGTCATCTCTTGGTATTCAGTGGTATGGTGGAAAGATTAAAGACCGAACTATTGTTAATATTCTCAAGAATACACTTCGTATTGTCAAAGTGAATACTTCTGCTGGAAGCAAGAATGAAGATTACATAAATAGCAATCTTATTCTTGAGATTTTTATATACAGTGCATCTGGTGGAATTGTTTGGTTGCAACTTGGCCAAAATGCTACTTTTGGTTTTAGTATCATTGTTAAGTATCAATCTGAGTTGTCTAAGTATAACATGAAGATCAATACAGAATCATACAATACCATAAAAGAATTCGATTTGAACACATTCGATTTCGATATGGTTCTCAATACAATGATCGAGCAAGAAGATGTTAAAAACGGAAACGTTTACATCAAGATCAAAACAAACATTCCTGCAAGCAATGAATCTGGCAAAGATCATTACTTGTTAACTCGTGATGGTGGAGACACTGATCCGAGAAACATGAAAAAATACAATGCTAAGCGAGCCATAAATCAATTGGCTAATAAACTTGTTTATCAAGACAACAAAGATGTTGCTTTCTATAAACATAGAGATGAAGATCTTAGTACACTTTACAATAACAGTAATCATTTGACAGCTGACAAAACTCCAAACTTGTTGAACGCTCAGGATGGCGTATATGATTACGATATCCTCAACAATGCTGAATTAGATGAAAAATTGTTTACTGTTGAATTGAACTGTAAGAATAAACAGATCAGCCAAATTATCAAAAATCCATTTGAAGAATCAATGAATACATTGTCAGATATAGTTTCTGGTTATGTTATTGCTAATTCAGATATGTTCTCTTCTAAGAACTTCTTCGAAGCTGAACCGGATTTCAATGTTAAATTCTCAGAGAATGGAGAAATTAAATATTATCAAGGTCAGCAAGTTATTGATTTATCTGACGAAACACGTGTTGGTGAATTGTCTCCATTGTTGAAAAACGAAACAATGTACGATGTTACAAACATTGACTCTGTAGAAAAAACATTCGTTGTTCCTTCTGAAACATCATATGGTAAAGAGTGTAATGATACAACAGTTAAAAACAACATTTCTAATAATGTAAACTTCGAGAACATGTTGTCTACAGATAGCAAGAATGAACAGCTTAAACAAACTGGAGAATTGCTCAATAATGATAAATCGGATCCTCTAACAATTTATTGTGTTAAAAAGATTTCTGATGATTGTACTATCATCTCTACTTCGGCCGGTGTTTATCGCTACAATTTCAATACTACAGATCCTGAGAAATTTAAAACTAGAATCAATTTGGCACTTGGTGCCGAATCTCAAGCCACAAAAGTGTACGATATTGTAGTTGAACCAAAGAATAATTATATTTTCTTCGGTACAGATTGTGGTATTCAGCGATATGACAAAGACATAAATAAAACATATGGTCAAGGCGATCCTAACAATTTCACAACTGGAACACCAACAGGTCATTTTACAACATTATTTGTCGAACCGAATGGTTTAGTAATAGCGATGCGCGATCCTACGCTTGAACCAACTAATGGTCTGGCTATAATCGACGGTTTAAAATATCCTAGATTATTCAACGTTAACCAAACACGTTCAAATCAACCAAATAAATTTGTTTCAGTTTCAACATATTTTGGCGAAAATCAACCGAAGTATTATACAGCAACTGAAGAGATCGTAAAATGTTTGAATGGCGTTCGAACAAATGGAATGTATAAACCATTGACTGATATTGATTATGAACGAATAAATGATCATAATTACAACGTAGTCGTAGATCAAATAAGCAAAAAAATATTCTTCTACATTAAGAATGGTAAACTATTAGTTGCTAGTGCTTTCCCTGAGGACACCGATGAGAATGCATTTACGTTTACGAATTTCCAATTTGTCGAAGGTTTAAAGAATCGTTTCATAAATTCTGTAGTTAAAGTCAATCGTAAATTGTACATTGGTACCGATGACGTTTGTTATTGTTACGATATTGATACTGAAGCTCTTGAAGAATTGCAGTTCGATTATTCTACAGAAGTTAACCACAGAATGGAAACAAGAAAGATTTATTTCTTGGAAACAATCGATAATATATTCGATGCCGACATGGCAGATCGTCATCCGACAAATTGTTTAATCTATTATTGCAACAACAATTTATTTGTAATTCCTAAAGATTCTTGGGATACAGAAGTTGTAGCTATCGCATATGTAAACAATATGTATTACGTTCTTACAACTTCTGGCGACGTTTATAAATACAATTCAAAATTCGAACCCAATGGTATCATTACCACAATCTCTATACCTCGAGACATATCTTATGTAGACAACGTTCTTCTTTTGTCTTATGACGATATGTTAACAACAGACTTCACTACAAGAAACCAATACAACGGTTTCGCGGTAAATACTGTTGCTAAAGATGGTGTAATTACTCAAAACATTTTGAATCGTTAAAAAAATAACTCAGGTGTCCACAACGGACACCTGAGCATTTACTGTTTACAAATACGCATGAATTCGTCGAATCCGACTATTTTCACACCATATTTATTTGCTTTGACAACTTTGGAAGTATTTGTTTCGTTAGTCACAAGATATTCTGTCGCAGTAGTTACATCTTTAACATATTTGTATTTGCTATCGATTTCACTAATAGCTGCGGCAAATGTATTTTTATTCCCATATTGATCTGGAACTTCACCAGAGATACAATACAAATGTGTATCAGAAGATATTTCTTCTTCTGTTTTGAAGAACGGACGAAGTAAATCTATACACATTTTCATATCGTTTCTACCGAGGCTATTCTTTTTCCACCAGTTAAACAGAGTAGAATCAAATACACTTTCAAGCAATGGTTTAGTTTCAAGATCATTTACATAATCTTCCATTTGTTTAAGAGTTCTGATATTGTGCTCTGCTAAAGATGTTTCTCCAATATGCGGAATATTGAAACAGCCTAACAATCTAGATTCCGTCAATTTATTGTTGAAGAAATCAAACATTGTTTCTTTAAATTTCTTTGGTCTAACTCCACCATTGAAGATATCTTCAATAATGTTTTCAAAACGATAAGAACCATTCGATAACGGTATAAAGTTTGCAAAGAAATCGAACAAAGTGTTAAATTCCGATTCATGATGACGCATCAAAGCTCTGCTTATTTCATGAATCAATGAATCTCCAATTCCCAGTATTTCAAATTTATTGATAATATAGGATATTTTTGACTCATAAATTGCCAGACATTTGAATTCATTAGGACACATTACATCTTGATACACTTGAATAAGTTTAGATCCACAAGATGGACAATGTGTAACATCGATGTATTTTATATTTTTCGACGGATTGTTATAGAAATTGTATACTTTCGGTATAACATCATTTGAACGTTTAACCAAAACTGTTGTACCAATTCCTATTTTGTTTTTCACCATATTTGTATAGTTATCCAATGTTGCATTATGTACTACAACATTCAACAACTGAACCGGTTTCAATTCTGCAACAAATGAAACTTTCTGACGATTGACTTTGATTTTTATGTCTGTAATTTCTGATTCTGCAAAGTTTGCTGGAGGTTTTACAGCCATATTGTAACGATTGAATGTTGTAATCTTATAACGTGAATTGATCATATCATAAGTAGACTGATCACCATTTACCGTCATTATTATTCCGTCAGTTTCCCATTCCCATTTGTCACGCAATTCATTGACGTATTTTTCGTACATCGCTTTAACATCAAATGTTTTCTCAATAGGAATGATATCAAACTCAATGTTTCCACATTTAATCAATTCGTCACGAATTCGTTCGATTTTATTTCCCCGAGTTGAAAATTCAAACGGTTTATCATATGTGTGTACGTCGTATATTACGAATGACAAATATTTCAAATCTTCGCTAGGTTCTTTTCTTTTCAGAATACCAGAACACATATTTCTTAATGAAGTATTGAAATGGCTCTGCCATTTTTTCTTTATAATAAACTCACCACGAAGTTCTGAATTAGGCAAAAATTTCTTCGGAATATTTATACTATCTGCAAAACGAATCTTTGCTCCAACAAATCCATCACCTCGTGTAGAAGCATATTGAAAGTTTCCATCTTTATCATAAACTAACTTACCAGAAATTCCATCAAGTTTCGGATCTATCCAAACACATCCAAATCTAAACGCTAATGAATTGAACCATTTAACAGCATCTTCTGCGGTTTGTACTTTCTGCATTGACAACATCGGAATGATGTGTTCAACTTCTTCATCATCTTTATTTATCTTTGCTCCAACTTGTTCAAAATATGAATTCGTTGGATCTAATTGTCTTAATTTATTTTCATAATAATCAAATTCTTCATCATTGACGTTTGAAGAATCGTTATAATATTTCTTTCGAAGATCGTTAAGTTTATTTACCAATTCTTCTATTTCTTTCATAAGAAATCTCCTTTTTACTTTAAAGATAATATATAACTAAAAAAAAGAATAAGTACAGAGATTATCTGTACTTATTTTTAATCAAAGTCTTACTAAAACATTGTATAATCTTATGAATTTTACATTTAATGTTTTCAAATATGAATATGCTGAAGTATATTTGAAAAACATCTTTGCTATGAATTTCAAACATACTAAAGACAAACACCGATGCGTTGGGTATTCTAAGATATTAGTCAACGACTGTTTTCTGCACATCAATTTGTTTGTCTTGTAAAATGTACCAGTAAGATACATCATGTATTGTGATTCTTGATGTAAGAAGTTTAATTCATTGAAAACTACATTGTAACACTTTCTACGTTTTAATGCAAATTCAATATATTTAAAAGCAATATGAGTCTGAACTCGTTCAATAGCATTCACTGGATTTCTCCGTTTCTGCTATTGTACGAGAGATAATACACATCTTTTCCATAGTGTCGCTCATAACATGTTTTAAAGCAAATCGGGTTACGATGTTTACTATGTATTTCACAGCCAAATTTACAATGAAATTTCTTATTTTCCAAATATATGATTTACCATAATTAATAGCAATTTCGAAATTAGGATTAGGTTCTTTTAAAATTTGTTGAGTTTGTAATCGATGTTTCACAGTATTGAACTGTTTTCGACTAAACCCTTTCTTACCATTTGTTATCTTAAGACTTCGCAATTTCTTGTCGACAATCCATAGCGAAATCTTAAGACATATTTTTTCAAATATCGACATTTCTTGTTCCTTATAATCTTTAGATTTAATAACGATAACATCGTCGTTTGGATAGGTTAATTGACGTAAAAGTTTTCTAGTAGAAGCCATTATATCACCATTTTCTTGTAAAGCTGTATCACATCTCCAATGATTTTATCTTCAGAGAACTGAATAGGTTGTCCATTCATTTCTTTGTTTCCAAATTCATTGTATGTGTAATTGTTGTGAATCAAACTCACAATCATATCTTTGATAGGATTGTTTACATCTGATGATGTGGTTTTGATTTCAAATACAGACTGAATATATTTGTACTTCATTTCGACCAATTGGATATAGTCGATGTTGTTTTTAAGGTTTTTAAGAATTGATGCTGATGGAATATTTGTGAAAGTATAGCTCTCACGTTTTCCAGTCACATAGTGAGGAAGATACTTAATGTTAAGATCTTCCATTTTCTTGATAAGAACTATCATCAACTTTATCATTTGCTGGAACGTACAAGACTTTACATTATTACTTCCTGAGAAGAATCGTGCAAAGACCATAGTTACAACTTTAATAGTAAAGTTATGCAATTGATAATTCTTGAGATACCATTCGTATTCTTCATCCGAAATGACGATATTGTTTCTTCGACAAATCGTTTCAATAGCATCATCGTTACCATAACGGTTGAGAATCAAAATGCTTTCATCAATGTTCTTGTAGAACATATCGAAAATATCCGATTCTGACAATGCATCTTCATCATCGTTTGAGTTATCGTTATCGTTGATACGGTAACAATCGAACGGATTGTTCGCTTTAATCTTGTATTTCAAAATACTTTCACGAGATACTACAGTAATCAAGTTGATGATCGATTGATTCAAATCAAACTTAGGAACGATAGTTGTAACAATCTTAACAACAAAATCGTCAATTACTGATTCTCTTGTATCGTTGTACATCGGGAAATTTTGCCAAATCAATTTGTTTGATGGTTCTGTTTTACGTACGATTTTATCAACGTACTTGTAGAGTTTATTCATCAAACTCTTACAATCTGTACCAACAACTACGATTCTAAAAATTGCATCGAAAACAGTGTACATGAAGGAGAAAACTTCAATGTTTTTATCACTGTTCACATAAATGTAATGAGTAGCCAACGGTATGGCAAACTTTGTCAATATAGAAATAACATAGAATAGTTTAAACTGCTCGTTTGTGAAAGTAGAACCAGGTTCATATTTTTCGCTTTCTTTCTCATCAACAAAGATTTTGTAATGTGCTTCAACATACTGTTTAACCAAGTTTATAAAAGCTGGAGTAAACAATGTTGAAATCATGAAGTTGATGAAAGCTTCATACTTACCAAAATCTCGTTTCGCATCAGCTCCATACTTAGATAGATCTTTTTCATCATCTATTTTTGCAAAGAGTTTGTTATCGATTGACTTTTTGATACTGAAATAAGATAGTATTACTTGTTGGGCGATTTGCGGATCCAAAGACAATATTTTGTTATTATCTTTAACCATAGTGTTTGCAAACATTGCATAAACACGCTTTTTACCAATAGCGAGTTTAAACGTATTATATACTGCTAGTTTTTCATCATTGAAAATCTGATCGAAATTTATGACTATGTTTTTGAATTTCTCTGTGAAATAATTCACGTTCTGTTTCTTTTTAATTTGTGCTGTTTTTGTAGACATTTATTTCGAAACCTCCTTAATCTTTTTCGAGTTAAAATGCTGGTTAGAGCAAACATCCAACCAGCTTTTTAAATATTATTTCAGCAAGTACTTAACCAATCGCATCCATATTAAACCAGAGAATGTGGACGCTGATCCAAATATGACTGCGAATGATAATATGTATAGAATGAATTTTGCTTTACCATTATTGATGAATTTTTCGATCGTGAAAGAGAAAGCTATTGCCATGATTGCTCCCATTGCAACAGATATTACTCCTGTGATCGCTATTGCTAAAAACAAAGCTAATACTTTTATAAGAATCAAAACTGTGGTCATTTCTAAAACCTCCCACCCTTTTTATTTCTTAATCAAAACTGGATCGATGTTGAAAATCTTTTTGTCTTTATCGAACGTATCGTTCAATGGACAAATATAGTGTGACATACCAGGAGCACCAGCAGATTGTCCTTCAACAAGACAAACATTTCCAAGATAATCAATCGGGAATTGTCGCAATTGCATACTTACTCGTTTTGATTTCTCAGATGGTGATCCAGGACCAGTTTTGGTAGCCATAAGCAATGTATTAGCCAATGCGTCATCGTTAGGTTCATTGGAATATTTTGCAATAGTCATTCCTGTTTTTTCTGTTGATATTTTACCAATAATACTATTTAGAATTAGAGTTGATTTGATTTTAAATACATCACAAAGTCCATCAAGTGTCTTATATTTTTCAGGGGTGTTAATAAAACGATAAATTTTTTCTGTAAACATCTTGATGAAAGGTGAGATTAGATATTCAGACAAACGAATACGTTTATTCTGAAGTCCATCATCTTTTGAAGTCAAGGTTGCGTAGTTTGTAAAAATCCATCTAGTTACAGCGAAAATATTATTTCTTTCTGTACCAGGAACTAATTGTTTGATAAGATCTCTTGTGTGATAATCAAGTGAGCTGTTAAAAGTCTTTAACAACGCCATACCTTTTTCCAAAGATTTTTGAATAGAAAGTGTTTCGCCAAGTAATGAAATCCATTTTACCGGATTGCGAATGTAATTCATATTCATTGTGCGTTTTTGTGTTGCTAAGATAGTTGCCACGAACTGTCTAAGAACGCTGTTTGTATTAAATGGTTGTTGTTTAACTGCTAAGAATACTGAACCAAACTTAAAGATGTATTTATCTTTAGGAATGTTCGAACCAATGTCTCCACTATATAGTGAGATATATTCATCTACACCAAAGTATTTCAATGTCTTGTAGAAACCATAGCATGCAAAGTAATACAATAGTACAGGAACAGCTTTCTTTGCTGTGCTATAAATCATAATCTTTGATGTCGTGTATCTCTGTCCATAAATATCTGTAATAACAGCTTTTTCTCTCAAGAACTTAATAGCTCTTGTGATTGTTTTCAAAACAAGAGTGTTTTTCTTGGTAAATGTGATAGCATCGATAATCTGTAACGGACAAGAATACTTGTTACCTCTAATAAGGTAGTGCGAGTTGTCATACAGCATCGGTACCCAAATTGAGAAACTCTGTTTAACAGTTTGACCACCAAAAGAGCATTCGAAATCGAATATTGCTTCTTTGGCATATGTATTGTTTACATTAATTCTTATTTCGTTTTTCTTTGTGTTTGTAGTATCATCAGACTTATTCAATTCAATCATTTTTGAACGAATGTTCTGATAATGATAGCCCATGTATTTTACATATTCTGGAGCAAGCTGGACGACAGCTTTACATGCTTCATCGATGTATTTGGCCATCTCATCATTTTTTCGAATACCGTAGATTAGATCATCATTAAATTTCCCATCGTTCATTTTCGAGAAATTCGCAATCAAATCGAGCATTTATCTCACCACCTTTTTTCTTTTTTTAGCATTTAATCTTTTTCTTTGAGCACTGCTAAGATGCTTCATTTTATCATAAGTGCCTGGTGCACCTTTCATTTTTAATTTTTCGAACGAACTGCTCTTTGGATAATTACCACTACCGAATTCCGGTAATCCTCCAGTAAGCATAGTCATTGCAGCAAGAGCACTTGCAACTCTTTTGTTCATTTATTCTCCTCCCGACTTTATTTTAAATACACCACATTTCAGGATGCTTTTTATTTACGAATTCGTCATAATTCTTTTTGTCCATTACTATAATTGCTTTCCATACAGCAACAATGTAAACATCGTCTGTAGGTACATTACGAATGTTGTAATCGATAAAATTATCATTTGATTCCCAAATAGGATGAGATGCTTCAGGATTTATTCTTGAAGCGTCCATAAATGTTGAAGCGGAATGTTGCGCTTCGAAAATATTTCTGAACGATTTGTAATCTCTTACATAACCATTCTCAGTCGGCGGTGGAGATTCAAAAAGTGTATTGAATGTGAGTTCATGCTCACCGTATGTGTTAGTGATATGGTTTAGTCTATCGACTAAGAAAACTATCAACTGTGAGCGGTAATCATCGTCTTTCTTATTGAAGTGTAATACTTCCAAATCAACTACTACTGTTTGATGAATCAGATCTATCATTTAGCTCTCCTTTTCTTTGTGGTTCTTCTTTTATTAGAAACTTTCTTAGGATGTTCTATTTGCTCAGCAGTCAATTGTTCGTCTCTAGACGCTAGCGTCTTAGCGGCATGTCTACTCATTATAGCACGTTGTCTATTCATAATGCGATGACGTACATCACGTGGAGTTTCTTCTGCCAAAGCACAAACTTCTGGTTGTTCTTCGGTTTCTTCATAAATTTCATTGATGTTTTCTTTCAAATACTTTTGAAGTAATAAATAACCCTTAGTGTTTGTTTTCTCAGAAAAACCACGGAATGTGCTTCTACGAGGTATAGCTTCAATGTTTCCATTGTCATCAGATTCAATAACGATAACCCAGCCGAACGCATGTAAAATCATGTTGATAAACCATAAAAGTTTTGCCTTTCTAAACTCTTCCCATTGGATCCGAGCAAATTTTGACATCATACTTTTTACCTCCAAAAATAAATCGACATAAACAAACGAAATAATATATAATATTTGTAAATGTCAATATCAAAATATACAAATGAAATCGTTTTTAAATAAAAAAAAATACTGAGGACATTTCTGCCCTCAGTTTTAAAGTGTTTATTTTTTAACAACAACGATGTTGTTATCGCGAATGTAATCATCCATGAGTTTTCGACATTCGATGTCGACTCGTTCATTTCCTTCTTCTCCGGAATGCCCTTGTACTTTCTCATAGAAGATTTTACGCTGCTGGTTTAAAGCCTTTAACTCTTTCCATAAATCGAGATTTTTAATCTCACTCTCATTTCCTTGAGCGTCTTTCTTCACCCATCCATTGGCTTCCCATTTCTTAGACCAGAAAAGTATTCCAAAACGAACATAATCAGAATCCAATACAATAGTACACCATTTGTCTTTGGGGATACCCAATTTATCGAGATATTTTATGGCATTGATGACAGCTGTAAGCTCCATCATATTGTTTGTGGCGTTATCTGCAGCTTCGCCGTAAATTTCATTGGAAGTTTGGTCATAAAATGCCCAAGCTCCAATGTATCGTTTTTGTTTTTCAGTTTGGAGAATCCTTGAACCCCCATCGGTGTAAATTCGTTTTACACACTCCGGAGGTTTAAACATTCTCTTCGGTTTGTCAAAGTCGCTTTTAGAATCGGATTCTTTGAATTCGGAAGGAGACCATTGAATTTCTCCTTCCGAATATTCAACTTCTTTCATCTGTTTTGTAGCGTTCCTCAGGCTTTGTTTCAGTTGTCTTTTTCATTCCGGACGCTATTTTATCAGAATCCGGAATTCCAAATATCGATTTAATTATCGATATCAACAACTTCATTTCTTGCCACCCTTACCCTTCGCAGGAAGCGGTTTCTTTTTTGTGTCTGAGGATGAGGACGACTTTGACTTGCTTGGCATTTTGTCGATCTTGTTGATAAGCTTCGAAGCAGTGTAGCCAATTGCACGACCGAAACTTACTGAAAGCGACATTGTGCAGAAAGTATCGATCCAAGTGTCAACATCTGCTACGGTGTGACCAAGAGCTTTCCAATAATGCTTTCCCATCTTTGCCTTCACACGTTTGTTAACCGCTTTGAGTTTAAGTGTGAGTTCGGCTTTTTGCTTCTTGGTCAGCCAGCGATTTTTGAACTTCATGGCGATAGAATGGATTTCGTTGAGGTCAGCTTCGATAGATTTATCGCAATTCATATTGACCTTGATGTATTTTTCAATACGATTGCAAATTTTGTTACCAAGGTCATATCCAAGATATCCACCAATTGCACAAGAAGAAGTATAAGCAACTCCTTTCACAACGCCTTTCAAAACTGTTTTCTTGTCCATAATTTTCCTCCTTATTTGCTGGACTTTTCAGATTTTTTGATATTTTCGATAACACGGTTAGCAAGCTCTTGCGTACCAGATGAAATTGCTCCAGCGATAACACCACGACCGAAGCATGTCAAACCATAAATGACACGCGCTCCAATTTTGTGAGCTTTTTCATGTTTCTTGATTTTTTCGGCGAGTTGATCCATGATGTTCTGCTCGTCTTCCGAAAGCGGCTTAATCTTTGACATATGTTCCCAATGAGCATATTCTTTCTTCAGTATTTCGAATTTTGAATCGTATCGAGCAACACGGTTCTTCATTTCGTCGGTAGACGGATCGAGGTAGCAGCTACCAAATGCCCAGCCGTAAATACCAACTTGACAAACCCCGTTCCAAAATTTGATTGCTCGAATTTTATTTTGAGCATCGCTTTTCTTTTCAGCCATTTTATTCCTCCTTTGTGGCTTTATTATCTTTAGGTTCAGATAATTTGTCCAAACCTTTACATAATCCATAAGATGCAACGCCTGTCAACCAACACTTTCCACCAGTCATCACACGTCCGAGTATTGTGTATCGTCTGTCTGTAGATTCAACTTTCTTTTTCATCTCCAACATTCGATCAACATCCTCTTCAGAAAGCGATGATTCTGATGGTGTTTTGTGTTTTAGTACAAGCGTAACATATTCTTCACGCATAGCAAGATATTTTTTATCTTTACGCACAAAGAATGATTTATCTTTTTCTGTTCTCAATGTGAACCAAGACATTAAACCAAGTGAAGCCAACCCAATGACTCCTTGGCCAATTCTTGCAGTTCGCTTTGAAATTAATGGATCTTTTTTATCCATATGTGATACCTCCATTATTATAATATGTAACCTATTCAGTTTCTTCTTCAGATTCAAAACCCAATTGGTCAGAATTAATTTTCTGAATTTTCTTTTCAATATCGGGGTCCGAAGGTTTCTCCAAATCATCACTGAACACGATTATCTTGTATTTCAATCCTAACTTTTCAAGAATAGTTCTGAAACGACCGATGGACAACTGACCATTAGGCGACTTTTCTATTGCACGGCGCATGTTGTTCATATCACTATCGTTGTCGAACAAACTTCTGAACATTGTTTTTGTAAAACCTTTTAACAATTCCTTTACTATGATTAACGGGGCATCGTCACCAGGATGTACTTCCAAATCCAATTCGTCGGATTCATCAGCAATCTTCACGGGCTTTTCGATTGTTTTGAGTCGATTCAATTTGTTTAAATCCACTCTACGGATATACAAGTATTCGTCAATAACATAGAGACAATTCGTGTTTGGAACTTCTTTCATTGTTTTGACTTTTCCTATATATTTATAACATCCGATGTCTAATCTCAAGTAATCATTTTTGCTTATTACTATATCGTTTGTCTCTGGTATGTATTCAACCATTTCTTAATTAGACCTCCTTTCTAATAGTTCAGTTAATATGTGATGATTAATTAATTCCAAACTCGACTTGTACAAGTCATTCAATACTGAAAGTAAAACTGAACAAAATGATTTGTATTCTGTTATTGTACAACAACCAATAGTTCCAGTCAACGTTTTCAAAACAATTCCTGGATAACCCATTCTTGTCTTGAAATCATTTATAACTGCTGGTTGTATTGTTAAATAGCTCCGCTTCATTCCAATTCTCGGATACATTATTGCATGCAAACTTCTGTATTTATCCGAAATCTTATATGGATTTTTGTTTTCATATTCAAATAAATTATTTTTAATTTCTGAATCTTCAAACCAATTTAAAGATTCTCTTACAACCCTTTTAACTTCCCCAATATCTTCATATGATAGATAAACATTATTTTTGACTTTTGGTGAATCTTTATTTTCAAAGTCCACAGTTTCAATGATTATCATATCATTCGTTGTTCTGAAGCTAAATGACGGGAAGCCTATCACACCACCTTTACTTCGTTTTGAAGTGAATTCGTGTTTGTATGGCTTATTTTTATTGGTTTTTGGGTCATTTGAGTACAAAACTACACGATGTTTGATACTTATTGACCCAAAATAACCTATGTTTTTGTAAATACTGTCGATACAATCGATTTTACCCATAACTCATTTCCACCGCTTTTTTACAATATATTATTTAAATAATTGTTGACCTCTTCATAAGTTACTTCCTTACGATTTATCTGCTTAGATTTTATCTTAAGAGTTTGCATTCTCATGAATCTTTGTCTATCCATAGATTTGAATCCGAGATCCACAAAGTCATAATAATACAATTCTACTCCTTCGATGAAACGCAAGCGTCCAATCATCTGTGATGCAGTGATGTTAGAAGAATAAGGAACTAAGCATAATACAGCTTTAAGGTTTTCCAAATCCAAACCAACTCCACCGCTCTGAACAGTTGTAAATATCAAACGATTGCGTAATTGACCAAGTCGCTCTTTCTTTTTACCACTAGCAGTAGTATAATTACCAATATTCAAAGATTTGTTTTCTTTTTCGTACAGAGCTTCAAGCTGTTGTTTAAAAACTGTTATGTGCTCAAGTTTTGCAAGGTACACTAGGATTTTATAGTCACTATCTTCATCCAATAACGGATCAAGGAGCATCTTTGTTAATCCAAGCATATACATTTGCTTATTAGGATTGGAGAATATGTAGTTCCAATAAAGAACTGCTGACAAACCCTTCGATGTATAGCATCCAGCTTTTTCTTCTTCAGAAGGATATGTATTGTAATCTACCAATCTCAAATTAGCATAATTATTAACACTTATTGTTTTCGTACCATAGACACAAATGTCTTTGGTCATTTTATCAAAAACACGTTTCTCATTTCGAGTAGTTCTCGATGGTGTAGCTGTAAGTCTCCAAATGTTTTGAACTTGAACATCGGATTCAATGTTTACATTCTGTGCCCAGTTCATATGATATTCGTCAAAACATAGAATACCAATACCTAAATGGTCGAATAAAGGATTCAGTGTTCCGTATTTTTCTATATAGGATGACAATGTTGCTGATGTAGAAATAATAAAAGCATACTTGATGTTTTCTCTTCGCTTGTTAAGTAACATGTGTAGATTATCTACACCTTTGCGAATAATTACACCATGATTTTCTTTTGTGCAATCTGTGTATTCTTCGATTTTGTCTAACCATTGATCACACAATGTTTCTGAAACAATAAACATTGGCTGTTTTAACTTATATGCTCCAAAAATACTACAGATAGTTTTACCAATACCTGTAGACAATGCAAGAAGTTTATTATAACCAAGTTTATCAGAAATCAAGAAATCCACGGCTTCGACTTGAAATTGATTTCTTAAATTGTATTCTTCAGACAAAGTGTAATTTACAACCCGTGGAGTTATAACTTTGTCAGTCATATCAACAATCTTGTAAATCACATTATTTTCGTAAAGTTTTTCAGTTATTGCTTCTAACGTAAAACCTACTGGAAGAGTCAATGTTTTATTTTTCTTGTTGTATCTATGCAAAAAATCTTTTTTGTTTACATGACCACGAAACTCTTCAAAAACATGATACATATTATCCAATTTAGGACAAGTGCCTTCGACAGTTCGAGTTTCTTTATTCCAACGAGATTTATAATACGGAAACAGTTTAAAACAACTATGGTATTTATAGATTGTTACGTTCTTATCATCCATGGTTATTTATCACCTTTGTAGCCAACGACGTACCCAAACAAATTCAAAGTTGTATAAATTTCGTTGTCTTTTGTACGAGTTATCATTACTGAACCAGGACGTAAACGCAATGTGACAGATTCATAGTCATAGCCAAATTTATGAACTTTCCAATATTTTGGCAAACATTGTCGTTTGGCAACATTGACGTTTTTAAAGAACTTATTGCGGAGTGAATCATATACATCTCTGCTCAATTGACGCACATCATCTTCTCGACGCACGATACCTGATAACCATTCAGTTTGTACTTTGCTTTTAATATGAGGTTGCATCATATAAATGAATTGATCGATGTTATCGTATCTATTATCTATCCAGACTGCCGCAGTACTTTGAAATTTATATTGTGGAAACGTGTCATCAAAATTTTTCACAATTTTAAACGTATATCGATTATCTTTTAAATATTTGTAATTTTTCGTGGTAAGTAGATTTGTAATGACTTTTAAAAATTCATTAGCAAGTTTATCGACTAGGCGATTATAAATTTGCTGTTTTTCTTTTTCGCTTTTAAATACACGTGTTCCCATAGTAAACCTCCTAATTATATGCGATTTCCATATATTCGAATAACCATTCGAATTTTGTTTTCGGAACGAATGTTTTGAAAATCTATTTCGCTAAACGTCATTAAAAATCGTTTCTTTTTATTTTTATCGTACTTCAATTTGAAAGTACAATCGTCATTTTCAAAATATTTATTTATTCGTTCTTTTAGAACTGAGTTAAAAATCTTTTTGAATGTTGAATCTGTAATGTCGACATAATCGTTCGGTTCGACATTAGCCATCAAATCGTAAACAGAATCGAAATCTTTCATAAGATATATGACCACGATTGATTTATCTACAGAACCAAATTTATGAATACAATAATCGACAGTACATTTCATATCTTTACGGTTAATAAAATTATTATGTTTTGAAAAATCAATAATATATTTGATAAACTCATCAGCCATTATATTTGCAACTAATCTATATATTACTTCATCGCCGTAGTTTTTGGACATTGAAGCGGCACCTTCTAATTCTTTCAACATGTTTTTCTTCTGTTTCATAGTACTAAACTCCTTTTGAACGGGGCATTATAATTTCCCCCTGTACTATATAAATATATAAATATAAAAATAATAAATTATAAAAGCAGGAGACGAACTCCTGCTTTTAGTTTATTTCTTTCCTTCCATTTCGTTCCACTTAGCGATAATTTCTTTAATAACAGCTTTAATGTTGTCAGGGAATGTAATATAAGACGGTGTAGATCCAACCCAATAATTGTTATCGGGACCGTACCACACATCACTCAAAGAAACATCGAGTGTAGACTTAGATTTCTGGAGTTTATTCTTAACAAAATTGTTCTTTACGAATTCACGTACATACTTGCGAAGCTTAGGAACAGCTGCGCTTTCGTCATATGTATAGCAACCATCTTCGTCTTCAGCATACATATCTGCAGCTGAGATTTCGAATCCTAATACACACGGAGCGAATAACACGATTTTATCATCGTCAACGTTAATGTTGCGACGAGCCATTTCGTAAGAAGCGTTAAGGACAGTAGTGTCATCGACATATTTCTTGAAGAAATCTGCAAAATATGGCAAAATATTTTCTTTGCCGATAATCTTCTTCGCACCATCAGAATATTTTTTGCCCATTTCAATGAAATCTTTCTTAACATTCATCAAGAAATCATTGATTATTCCAATGTCTTTATTGCTCACGCATTCTTTTATGAATTTCAAGAATTTTTTGCGTTCGACAACACCAACAATCACACAAATTATCCACCAAAGAATAGCTACAGCAATAGTAACACCGGTGACGATCGTTACTAAATCTTCTTTAGAGTTAGAATCTTTTGCAGGAATGTTTTCGACGATTCCATGTTCAGCAATATTATCGATGTTTGAAACTTGATCACCATTCACAAGAGCATTCTCTTCAGCTGTGAATTCGCGAGTTTGCTTTACGTTCAATGTGAAGTATTCAAACTTGTTTCCACTTTCAGGAGCAACAGCAGAAGCAATATCAGCTTCAACCGTGAATCCATTCTGCTCAGTAGTTTCATTAAGCTTGTTTACAACCAAATCAACAATCGATTTGAAATCTTTTATGCGTTCTTCCATAGGAATATCATCATTGCTAAGACGTTCGCGACGATTATCGTTGATGTAACACTTGAAGCTTATCGGCAGATGATAAGTGATCTTGTCACCAACCTTTACTGTGTTATCATGATTCTGAAGAAGAATCGATTTGAACAACCAAACACAATACTCTTCTTTTTCAGCATCTGTAAGTTTGTCAAGAAGGTCAAACGGAGACGGAGTTACAAATTTGAGCAACAAGGGTGAAAATTGATCTGTAATCTTGACGGATCCCGTCATAGAATTACAGAAGTTACAATATTTCTCCCAAGGATCAGAATAGCATTTTACAATGGCTTCTGTGTTCTGCTCAACAAATTTCTCGAGAAAATCTTCTCTACTATTTATAATTTTGAATTGCATAACATTACCTCAATTAAAGTATATTATTTTGTCATGTGCAACCATTCGATATTTGTATAGATAATGTTATAAACACATATAAAATGCTTAAAAATATACTCAAAAACCTTGTTATAGAGATTCATAATGGTATTTGTTTCACCAAAAATCATTTCTTCATTGTTGAAAAGTTTTATAGAATTCTTGAGATCGTATACGTCATCAAAATAATATCTCTTAAGAGTGTCAGGTTTAGCATTACCAATATCTTTCTTATCGATAAGAGTCAACGATTTATTGATGTGTATCCAACCACTATTGTGGATAAGTGTTTTCAATGTCATCACATCAGAACGAATATGCATCGATGTCCAACTATAATGGTTCAACATATCACGAATTTTACAAAATGTGTCATCCGTTATTTTTTTATCTTTGATTACTTCAAGCTTGCTGAATGTACTGCTAACGTAGTTTATATATTCATCGAATTGGAAAATCATATCTTTTAATAAAGACAATGTATTTTCTATATCTGGAAGTTTCAAGAACAATTGCTTAATTAAATTGAATTGCTTATGGAAATCGTTTTTGCTTATCTTACTAGAAGATCCAGTTCCAAACAATAAAGTTTTTATGATGCTGACTACATTGTCATCTATAAGATTCGGAGAAACTCCGTTTTCTTTCATCTTTGTTTTGAAAAATGTTTCGAATCTATCTCTGATATTCGTGGATTTTGTCAGAATATCGTCGTATATATTTTTCTCTTTCATTAATATTCCCCCACAAAAAAAAAACAAAAAAGAGACGCAGTTGTTTTGAACAACCACGTCTCTTTTAATTACAAGTACGACGAATAATCGTTTACGTCGTAGATCTGTCCCGATTCAAATCCATCGGGGCATTCGTAGTCGGCGTCCACATGGGACACATCCATGTTCGACACCGGTTCATCGAAATCAGTTATACGAAAATTCGTATTCTCTGTTTCCATAGTTTCCTCCTGTCATGATTATAATATGTAATCACGATAAGAAGGTTAAATAACTTAACGTTGCATGTAAGCAGCACCGGTTTCTAACTGACGTCTCTGGATTTCCTCAACGTCGATATTTGGTGAGAACAATGTGATCATGTTACCAACATTAATCAAATCGCTTACTGTTTCAGTAATGATGTTCAACAAGCACTTGTCAGTGTTTCTAGGAACGATCAAAGTTGTACACTTTTCTGAATCCAAGCAATTAAACGGTTCCATCTGATTACTCATGATGTTGTAAATTACCGGAGATTCGGAAGTAATACACTCTTCCCATTTCTTGAAAGCCTTTGTAGAATCACGATACATATTGTACAACGCATAGCGATATGCATTACCAAATGCAAATTCAATAGCTTCAAGAATCACTTCAACAATGTGCTTAAGGTTATCAAAGTTTTCAGCGGCTGTAATGTTGATTTTGATCTTGTAAATATCATCAAGAACACGGTCTGTCAAATCATAGAAATTATTGTAAATATAGTGACAGATAGCCATATTACCACCGATAGATACACCGCCACTCTTAATGGCAGCAGCTACAGCGGCAGCAGCATCTTCTACTACAAGACGTCTTGAAAGTTTTGTCTTTTCTGAACGTCCGCCACAATAATAGAATGTTGTACGAGCCTGAAGATTATCGATTCTTCCAAACAAGTCATCTGCGGTATAATCTGTTCTGTGATGCTTAATTCTCTTAAGCTTTTCAGCCTGAGATTTCAAATCTTTGATCAATGCATCAAATTCTTCTGTATCAGGTTTACAACCAATGAAGTTTGTTTCTGCCTTTCCAGAAGATATGTGATCACAAGTACCAAGCATGTTTTCAAGCTGTTGTTTTCTAACATTCTTGTCAGGAGACAATTCTGTCATCTTTGTGAGTTCTGTGCTGAAGGGATGTGACTTAGTCATAAGACGGAGATCACTAAACCTGAACTGCTCTTCGATTTCCTTATTCTTAAGAATAATTGCACAAATGTTTAACTTGTGAGGTTTAGCAGCAGGATTTGCTTTAGGATCAGCAATGTCTTCACCAAGTTCATTATAACGAGTACCTTCAATACATTCACGAAGATATTGAGCAATGTTGTAATTGTATGAACTAGCAACAAGGAGCAATGGTTGTTTAAAATCAAATGCTACAGATTCAACAATTTGCTTCAAAGCAGGAAGATCTGTTTCAAGAAGCATACCATCAAACATAGCAACCAAAGGTTTATCTGCTTCCCATGTGAAATGATCAGCAGAATTATTCATTCGAGATTCATCCAACGGACCAACAGGAACGATAAACGCGTTTGTACCTTCAGAATATTCTTCTTCAGTCTTTGACATTGTAACAATTACGTTTCCTCGTCCATCCAACTTATCACGATACAATTCGGCAATCTTTTGACCTGTAACATAGTCATTATTTGCAGAAATAGTCGCTACCTTTGTGAGCCATTTAATAATATCGTCTTCGTCTTCTTTTGAATACGTTCCGTCAGCATTCGGTTCAGGGAATTTCTTCTGGTAAGCTTTATTGTCGGTAATTCCTTCAATAATATTCTTTACACAAATGTTTGTGATATTCTTGATACCTACCGGAGAGAATGTCCATTTGCCTTGTTTTGTGTCATTGAAAATTTCGATATACTTCTTAAGAAGAGCATGTTGAATCGGAATTCCAGATGATGTAGAATCGCCAACTTCAGACTGCATATACTCAGAAGCTTCACGAATAATCTTAAAAATTCCATTAGGAATCGGTTGTGTGAATTTCATGTTCTGGAGAATAGTGAAACCATCACGAGTATAATAAACAGGAACATTGCGATCGGGTTGTGTCTGGATCAATGTACCATCAGCATAAGGTCCAATTGTATGACCAATAGCTGTTTCTGCAGCAGCAGAAATGTTTAGAATCTCGTCGACCACAGCATCATTCTTCAAAATATTCGGTTTAGAAGTTTTGTATTCATTCTTACCGAAACCAATGTCGGAAATAGCCATATCAGAGAAATCGCCAGTGAACTTAGAAACCACGTTAACATTTTCGGGATTCTTTTTCATATTCTCGAATTCTTCTTCTATTTTTTCCATTCTCTTTCCTCCAAAACACCCTTAGTGTTTTTAGTAATAGTGATTGATTTTAGTTTGCCTTTTGAAATATCATAATCGATGTTATTCGTATCACAATATTCCTTAATGTGTTCCATTTCATCGCGTTTGATGCTGGAATTCAATTCAACGTCAATTTGTTTTGTTTTCTTGTCTTGTACAATTTGATCTATTTTAAAATCATTAGTCATCTTTCCACAACTTTCTTCAAAATTGTGTAAAGCGATGTAATGATTTGTAAAGTTAACATCATATGGGCTTTCTTGCTTTCCGTTGGGATTGATGATAGCATCGGCAATACTTACGATGAAATCAATAAGCGAAAGACCACTTCCTTTCTTCATATTAAGTATCTACCCTCAATATATTTTTAAATTGAAATAGTATTACACCAATTATTGTTTACCGTATTTTCTATTCATTTCTTTTAAGAATCGATCATCTAGCTTTGTTGTTTCGTTTTTGGTATATGCATTTATTGTACCGTTCTGTTTAAAAGCAGCATATGAACGATCTATGTTTTCAAATTCGTTATTTACTATGTTTTCAAATGTCGGTATATCCAACGTTAATAATTGTTCGAATGTAATACGTCCCTCAAGCAATTTTGACGCGTTCAAAATATTTTGCATAATGCGATCTGCTTGTCGATCCATTACTTCGCGTTGTACCTTTTGTTTAACGGTATTCTTAGCAACCGAAAATAAGTTGTTAGTTACTTTCGGTTCTTCTTCCGGTTCGTCTTCAGCAATAGAATTTTTTATTTTGTTTCGATCGTCGTCTGTTTTCTTATTTAGCGCAGCAGTTTCACGTTCTTTTATACGAATTCTTGCCGCGCGATCGTAAAAAAAAGCGGCTCCGGTTCTACCGGAATATTTCCTATTTCTGATTCACATGTAGGTTCGGCACATATGCCACCATTGATTGCGTGTCGAATACCAGTTACTCGGATAAGTTTATTCAAGTTCTCATCGTTCAAGAATGTTCTATAGTCTTCAGGTGAAAGGTTGTAAATGCTATTGATAATAGCAGGTTTTTCTGTAAATTCAACAAAAGAAACCTGAGCTTTGTTGTTTTCTTTATCTTCACCAATAACTCTAGCAACAATCAATGATTTGATGTAAAGATATGAACGAAGTTCGATAAGTTCCTTAGTCAAACCAAATGAAGAATCGATGTAAACTGTTTCACCAGATTCAGGATCAGTGTATGAAAGATCTCTATCCTTGAAAGTAACAATCATTTCTTTCATAGTGTTGAGAGCATCAAGTACTGTCGGAATCTTAAGATCGTAAATGAATGAAGAATTCGGCAAAGTTCTCTTTGTACGGTATGTTGATTTTGCAAGATCAACAATCTTTTCTTTCTGGAATTCTTGATATACTTTGCTTGATTCACTTGCATCCAAACTAGATCCATGTTCGATGTAATGATTTAATTGATTAATGTTAATGTTATTATTCAACAAGAAGCACAAATCTTTAGAATTTACTTCGCGCTTGTTAAGAGTTCCACACTTAGGACAAGGAATTTCAAAAGCATAATTCTTGTGGAAACTAGCAACATAAGCAGCAAAGAATAATTGTTGGAAATCAGGGAATGAAATGATCTTACCGAACAAATCTTCATAAGACGGTTTCATTTCATAACCAGATACACGGATTATATGCTTATAGAACATTTCAAGTTCTTTTTCTCGTTTCTGAATAAACAACAAATTCTTTTCGTATGTATAATCCTGAGCATTAGGATCGAGATCAGCAAGTTTATCTTCAATAGCACAAATGTCACGAACATCTGGCCATGAGAAAGCGCTCATTGTAATAACTGTTCCAGAGATAATAAAAGGTACAACTGCCATAGTAGGCTGTAATGTCGGGAGAACAGTCTTTAAATAAATATCTTGTCGTTCTTGTTTTGTTTTTAAATCGATATTCGCAGCTTCGATATTCGTAGTATCTTCAACATTCATATTGCGAAGAACTTTTGCTGTCTTAGCGCTACGAATCTTAAAAGCATTGATGTTTCCATCGCCACCATAATACTGATAATCTTTCTTCTTAGGTTCTGCAGTAGTTCCATCTTGTTCAGAAGTAGTTTCAGTTTCTTTTGTTTCTGTTTCAGAAGTTTGAATTTCTGATTCTTTAACAATAGAAACTTCCATCTTTTCAGATGACTTATCTTCTTCAGTAGGTTTCTTAGCAGATTCATCTTCGTAAGCATTATCGATAGTTTCGTTTATTTCTTTGATATCTAGATTCTGGAATTCTTCTTCAGAATCATCTGCAACATCGGCTTCGGCATTTTTCATGATAATGTCTTTATTGCTTTGATAAAGTTTTTTATCCAAATCATCAGCAATTTCAACATTTTCTTTTACCGTTATCGGTTTGACAGTATTTTTCTTTTCGAGTTCTGTAGCTTCTTTAGGTGTCAAAATTTCAACACCTTTAGATTCTGCAGGTTTCTCTTCAACTTTCGGTTCTTCCGATTTTGTTTCAACTTCGACCGAAGGCGCAGGTTGTTTTTCAGTTTCATTTATAGATTCTGGTTCTCCAGAATCCTTTGTTTCGATAACTTGCTCTTGCTTTTCGCTAGCTATGATAGAGTTTTCAAACGAATCATCAATAGGTTTAGCTTCATCCACAGCAGGTTCATTTTCAACAACCTCTTCTTTTGGAGTAGGTTTATTTTCATAATATTCCTTTTCCTTAAGATTTGTCATAAGCTTATCTCTTTCAATTTCTTCAAGAGATTTCTTTTTTGGTTGCGAACTTGTATTGTCTGCTGAAGATGTTAATTCTGTAAGAAAATTGTCATTAGCTGTTTCGTTTTCAGGTTTATTTAAATTTTCCATTTTAAACTAAATCTCCTTAAATAAAAAAAAATACCAAATGATATTTCACATTTGGTATTTGGATGTATTTTCAATTAGAACGGATCATAAGATTCAGAATTGTATGAATCTCCAGATCCTCCCGAATTGTTTTGAGAATAAGAAGCAGAATCACCGCCTCTATTTCTATTTCCGCTAAAGCAAGCAGAAATGTATTTTGTAATGCTGTTAACTGCAGCATCCTGGATGCGATACATAATCGGAACCATCGGATTCTGCAATTCTTTAAGAATGTTAATGAAGTCGAATGCCTGGATGTCAGCATAATCGATTTTGTTAAGCTTGCACTTAGCTTCAATCTGTCCACTAGGAACACGACTGTTGAAAACAACTTCGATTGTATCATTCTTCTCATAGTCTGTGTAAGAAACACGAACACGAGGAATTCCATCAAACATTTCTGTGTCAATTGTCAATAGACCGGTAGATACTTCCTTTCCACCATCACGCATAGAAGTTGTAGGAACTTTGATAACTTCATCGACATCATAGTTCTTTCCTTCAGCGAATGCATCACGGCGACGAGCCATCATACCTTCAAGAAGTCTTGACAAGTCAAAAGCTTTGGCATCTGGCAAGTAACAGTTCAAATCAAGAACATTTTCACTTGTGATTCCACGCTTAAAGTGCAATGTCAAAAGACCATTGTAATAAGAAACGTACATCATAGCGTATGCTTTGTCATCGCCAGGTTTCTTATAACTAAAATATGTCTTAGACATCTGAACGCTTAAATGATAAGCGTTATACTTCTTCTTTTCTTCAGCCATTTATTTGCTCCTTTTATTTATTTATCGGAAACCCATCCACAGTGCATCGAAGAGAAATCTTTTCCGCACAAACATAATGAATCTTTACGTAAATTCGCATGCAATCTGTCAACAAGAACCAACTTGAGTTTTTCTGTCACTGCGTATTCATCGACCAACGCATTGAAATGTCCATTGGGCATATCTTTGAACCGTTCGAAATCACAAGCAATATCAAGAATTTCTTTCTGACGTTCCATGTAAGCGTTAATTTTGTTTCTGAGCTTTTCAAGCTCTTCCGGAGTCAACCATTTCTTGTTGGAGTTTATTTCACTGATAGGTTCATCAGCTTCTTCAGTAAGTTCATCACCGTTTTCATCACGATTTCTTAACCAAGCTAAATCGTTTCTACCAATTCTAAATATATGATTCTTCTTTTCAGTTGTGAGGTTTTTGAATTCTTTCACAAAATCAGGATATTTTGCAACGAATTGTTCTTGAGCCTTTCTTTTGCATTCACTATAGCGATTTTCTTCACGCCAAGTGTTCATTGCATTTTCATATTCTTCAAGACGTTGTTTGATGATTTGTTCATCTGTCAAGATAGGTTTAGGTGTTTTCGTTTCTTCGCGTTCGCGAGGACACGCTTCTTCCATTACATCTTCCATGTTTATTGCTCCTTTATTTGTTTTCGTGACATTCGCACGATTCACAATTTCCAGTACAAGTGTTGCCTTCGGCAGACTGTACTTTACGAGGTTCGTTCAATTTTCCATCCATGCTATCACGGATAGATTCATTCGAACGAGCGATCGTTTCATACTCTTTCGGATCTGTCATATAGAACCCTCCTATTTTTATATATCTATATAGTAGATTTTATCATTTTTTACTAAGTAAGCGTTTGTGTTCTTCTTCATAATCTATTGGTGTTAATTTATATTGAAATTCTTTTGATAATTTAAAAACCAATTTCTTGATCATATCATAATATTGCATTTCAAAGTATTCCATCTTGTCAATGCTTTTTATTCTTGATGAAAGATAATATTTTAAAATTAGCTCCAATCGTTTAGGATTGGAGCATTTATAAACGTCTTTTATGTATTTGAGAAATCCAACAGTATCACTATTATTGTATTCTCGCATACGTCTCCAGACGTTGTTACTGATACCAAATTTTAATGTGTCTTCTCCTCTGAAGTTGACACAAATCATATAAAAGTATTTTAATTGTTTTGATTGCTTCGGTATTTTTCTTTTGCGTCCCATATATTATTTATTTTCTATACATTTTCGATTTTGATTGCTACCAATCATTTCTGTGAGTTTCATCTTACTGTCTTCAGCCGACATAATCAAAGACTGTGCTGCACTATCAAGTACTTGAATTGCACTCGATATATCACTAACCATTTGCAATCCAGTTACATTGCTTTCAATCATGTCTAACATATCAGACTTAGCAAACTCGCTATTTGATTCGATTTCGTTTATGATTTCTTCAGAATCCAAAGCAAATTCACCATATAGTTTATACAACGGTTTGACAATTCGAATTTGTTTATTGCCAGCATCAAAGAACGTAATATCTACAATAACTTTCCTCGGATTCAAATACAGAACCATGTAGAAATCTTCATCTAACGTTTTATGTAAATTCGTAAATGTTTTCACAATATCATTATAAAGAATGTCTACAAAATGATCTTTTGCAAGATTATGGAACGGATAGAATGTGTTTAATTTTGTAATTCCTAATGGTTTATCAAGTCGTGTATCAAATATAATTTCTGCAGATTCAAATTGTACAAATACCCATTTGTTAAAGAATGATGTAATAAATTCATTTACAGAAATCAATCTTTTATCAACACAATATGTTTCTTGTAATTGTCCATTGACTAATGTTGAAACGTCACTGTCAAATACCGAATATTCTACAGTCGTGTGCGAATCATATAATGTACCAACTGAACATTCTCTCGTTTCATTTTCATATTTAAATGCTTTCGCATCAAAATGATTGTAATATCTTGGATTGTAATCGTTCGAATAAACGATTTCTTTAAACACAGGATCACTATGTTTATTATCAGAAAAGTTTATCAAACCATACGTGCTTGACGATGAAAGATTTATGTCAACCATTGTTAAACCAAAATCATATAATTTATCCAATTCTGGTTTATTTATATCTTCTTCAACTATACAATGATTATTTGAGAACGCATATGTAGGAATAATCTTTGCCGACTCAATAAATGGTTTAATATTCTTTTTAATGACTTCAACCGAACAATGTTTAGGAAATTCCACATCGCAGAGGTATGTCGTTTTATCATAGACAAATTTACTTGTTTTTCGATTATTGTCAAATGTTTCAATAACCGATTTGTTTGTTATTAAACAACAAATCTTCGTTATGATATTGTTACCATCGATATTATAAACATTCTTATTTTCTTTCAAGAAGAAATGTATATTTCGTTCATATTTCTTAAATCCTAGTTCTTTCATCTTTTCTTCATCTGTTGGGCGATTGTTAAATGCTAAAATGTTGATATTGTTGGTAATGTTCATAATATAAAATATTTTCTCCTATTTTAGTATATTCATTATATATAACTTAAAGAAAAATTAAAAGTTAATGTAGTACGGATTTTCACCCGTACTACATATGGAATTGATTTCTATTTGTTAAATCTTGTCTTATAGCGAATGAAGTTGGGAATCAAATACAAATAACATGTTTTGAAATAATGATTGTAATTCCAAATGTTATTGTTTTTGATCTTATTCATGTTGCGATTATCTTTAACATCATCCAATGGTGTAGTCCAGTTCTTATTAAGAACTGTGCTTTCATCTTCTTCCCAGCAAATGCGATAAATACAAGAAGTCTTTGCGATATTGCTTTCTTTAATCTTCTCGTCATAAACAGGATAATAAATGCTGTTGTCAATTGCTTTTATTGATACGTCGGTTTCCACATTGTAGAAATCAACCAATGGGTATTTGTAAGTTTTCTTCTTGTTGTCAGTATCATAGAAATGTGTACGGAGTTCGATGTAGTTGATCTTTTGTTTGTCGAATATCGCACGCTTGCATGTTTCTTTGAAAGCAGTTTCAAGATGAATAAACAAGAAGTATTGCTTTCTGAGTTTGTCTCTGTAAACTGTTAACAACTCATGATTGTCAACAATGTTATCACTCTTAGTTTTTGTATTTTTTCTGTTTACAAACGTTTTAATAATCTTTTTATGTAGTTTCGAAAGCTTAGGATTCATAGACTCCCATGGCTCGAAAACTTTCAAATACATGTTGTTTTTGGTTATAATCTTCTGGATCAGTTCAAGATGTCGTTTCTTCAAACCTCCGAACAATCCAAACTCAATAGGTACACGCAAAACAAGATTCTTAAAATCACTGATGACATATCGAGTCAAGTTGAACTTTGACAAAAGATTACGCTCTTTTCTCTTACCGTTGTTATTCGGTCGTCGGTTATTGCTCTTATTACGATCCGACTTATAGTTCCTTGACTGTTCATGGTGATGATGTTTTGTGGTTTTTCTACTTGGCATTTTGATTTACCCTCCTTTAATACCATTTAGAATTTAATTAATGAAGAAATTCCTAATTTCTTCGTGTTGCTTGTTTCATCAATGTAAGAACATGGTGAAAGTAGCAATGATGGGAAAAGACTTGTTAATGGTTGTAAATGTTTTTCACACATAGGATCAATCGATATGAATGGAACTATCCACTCTGGTACAGCAAGGGTATCCCCATATGCCGGAATTGCGAATTTTTTCAATCCAAATCGTGAAAAATCCCAACCATTAGCTTTAGGACGGAATACATATTTACGTATCCGTTCTTTTATATCATTAAACTTTTCTGGAATCCTATCCAAATCAGCTTCTGATATCAATGTGGTGTCAAATACATAGATTGCATCACCAGGAGATATGTAATCTTCAGGATACAAATCGTTCCATATAATTGACGCTCTAACATTTGAAGTCGTTTCTGGATCTTTAATGTTTTCGGCACCATTGAATTTAGCATAAATACCAAACTCTTTATTTCCAGAACGAAGTTCTTGTTTAATATGATCTTGCAGTTTTACTACATCTGAGAACACAGTTATCGGATTATATTTTTCTGCATGAAGCACATCATCTTGAATAATTCGCAATGTTTCTGACGCAACATACTCGTTTAAACTAGCAGAACCTAATGCTCTACCTGTAATCGCAAGTTGTTTTTCTTTAGGAAGAAGTTTTCCCTCCTGAATTGTTTGAATACCAATATAATTCTTTTTGACGTTGAATAGAAGTACAATTGGGAAGAAGAATTCATTTTTCATATACATGTAGAACTTTTCTCCTTCGTTGTATTGATTACATGACTTAACGAAATTCATACAACATTTATCCATAAGATCAGATACCAATGTAAAGTACACCATAACCATACGGATTTTTGTTGAATCATCTTTCATCAAATCTTCACGATTGAATACTTTGAACGTTCTTCGTACTATATCAGACATTGAAGGCATTGTTGAATCTGTATCACCAATTACACATACCTTTCGTCTTCTATTTTCATACTTGATAGTTCTATTTGCAACGATAATCGGATCCATTACAAACGCAGCTATAAGTTTTCTATACAAGAATAGTGTTTCATAGAATTCTGTTATATCTTCAGCGATATCTTTTGTCTTTTCATTCTCCTGGAAGAATTTCAAAACATCATCGTGCGTAAATTCAGGTTTAATCTTTTCGAACATATATGGATTAATGAAATCTATATTTGATGTGATTAATGCTTTAGCAACTTCTGCAACTTTTGGATTCAACGAAACTAATGAAATTATATCGTTTGCATAGAAGAATAGAATACGTTTCCAATCTTCCATCATTTCAAACATCAAGAAACATGATTTGTTCATGTCTGAAATATTTTTGCGAATAAACTTAACATCTTTTGTAACATAAATAAACTTACGTCTACAGTCATCTGGAGTCGGAATATAATCAATGTATCGATTAACCAAATCATTAAATTCTGGTGTAGGTTGTTTTGATTTAAACAACATATCCAACCAACAGAATATTTCGTTTATATTTTCAAATGTGAAATTACTTCCTAAGAAACGTTCAATATTCCATACCATTTCAGAAATAAAGTTACGTGCTTGTGAAGTAATAGCTCCAGCCATATCGATATTTGAAATGAATCCGGAACCCATAGTTGAAGCACCATAAATTGAGTTTGTGTTTGCTTTAACCTTATTCTGCATGTTATTGTAGTAGAATTCTTTTTCCGAATCACCTGCAGCTTTTGCTTCAAGCATCTTCTTTTTGTATTTAGCACGAGAATCCATCCAATCATTGATAACGATGTAGTTGATTGGAAGTTTATTCTCTGTAAAAAGTCCATTTGCTAATATATTCAAATGACCACTTGCAATATCTCGTAGTACTTCATTTACTTCGATTTCAGAATGATAATTGTATTGATAAAGATTTCTTATATGTGCTTTAAGTTGCACATTTTCTGCAGGTTTACAGATTTTTTCAATGTAAGAATTTATATAATTCTCACTAACCTGACCATTGTAAGTATTTGTAAGAATATCTCTTACTTTAGATTTATATAATGTTAGAAATGAGTTTGTGTTTTCAAACATTATAAACGACCTCCAATTGTGTATACATAATATAGTTGTCTATAAAATAAAACTTTACTTTAAAGTCATATATAAACTATATAATTAAAGAAAAAATAGAAAAAAAAACGTGGTGTATAAAACACCACGTTTTAAAGTTTTGGAACCTTACGACACTTTCTTGAAAAAATCCTTAAAGACTTTTTGACGAGCGATATCCTCGGACGATTGGTGGTCATACACAGAAATTTTCAAGAACTTTCTACCAAGATTAGCCAAGTGATCTATTTCGATATTGTGGGCTATTCTAAGCTGGTTTAAGTTCTCTTTTCCGTATATACAGAACATCCAATTAAGAACGTGCTGAAATCTTCTGTACTTTGTTCCGAGAACAAGGTCTATCGGGAAGGTGAAATCTCCAAACCATTTGGGAAGGATGACTTCGTTATACCCGATGATGTCAGCGTTGATCTCTCTGTCAATGCATTCTTGGACTTCCATTCTGTCACCGGTATGAGCGATTTCGTCAGGAAGATCCAACTGATGGATCGGATCGTCGTTAATACAATGCCCGATTTCATGAGATATTGTGAAATACTTAACGTACTTAAGAAATTCGTACTTTTCACAATAATCGTAAACATCGGAATTGATTACGATGTAGTAACTGAGTGTTTCGGTTTCTTTATTTTTGTCACGCGTCCTTATGCATATTGAAAATGCCCCGGTTGTATCTTTAAACTCATTAATAAAGTCGACATTTTCACATATCAACATCATTTCATGAAATGATGTTTCGAGCATATAGATATCGTGCCCTTCATTTGATTTGAAAGGTGTTTTCTTTGCCAGATCGTAAATGAAATCTATTGTCGAAATTTTATTGAATTTGAAGAATCCGCTACACCCTTCATCCTTCATGACCTTTTTGTCTCTAGCCTTAAAATCTTTTGACAAAAAGTTATAGAGAACACCAGGTGTTCTCTTAGGGTCGTAATATTTGTTCCAAAATTGTTTAATGGCTTTATCCATTATATACCTCCATTAATATAATATGTAAATATATTCAAGATAAAAAAAGAAGGAGTTAAAAACTCCTTCTTTTAATGTGTAGGCATTATTGTTTAATAATGTCTTTCCAAGGTCGGACATCCTTATTTGAAGGATCAAGACCGATCTCAGAGCACATTTTTTCCATAATGGCCAGTGGTGGAACAGCCAGTGGTGTCAATTTCAGATTGTCGAATTTATTACCGACATACTCACATTCTAAATAAATGAGTCTATTAACTGAAACCAACTCATAATGATACTTTGGATCGTCCTGGTCAAAAACAACATTTACTGCAGTTTTTATTTTTCTGAAATACGGTTTGTGGCCTAATCCAGAAAAACAATCGTAAATATTGTCATAAACATCATCCGCGATTTCGGTTTCGTATTCGTCGTTAATCTCATTGCCATCAACAACACGTTTAATTTTACGTGTTAAATAGAAATGCAAATCAAAGTCGCTGTAAATGTCCGAATGCTTCAGGTCAACCCCATAATTACTGGTCGTGAACTGTTTGATGAACAAATCACGACGTGCGTCAAATGTTTCTGGTAAGATAACATTATGGTGCACCGCGTCTTTCCTAAGTCTGATGACTTTACCATCGTTAGTAAAATCATTAGCGCTTGAGAAATATGCATCGCGCTTGAAAGTGATGTCGTTCATTCTCACGAACTTCGGATTACTTTCAATTTTCCCCAACACATTATTACCAAAATTTTCCAAAGAAATTGGAATTTTGAATTCAACTTCTTTTCCCATAGGTACCTCCATTAATATAATATATAAGTCTTTTTTTTGTAGAATAACAAAAAAAAAAGAAAGCCCGAAAAAGCTTTCTTTTTCCCACCCTTAATTGTTTCGTATATACAGTCAACCGTGTCGCAGTGTGCAACATCAAAATGGACTAAGATAACTCCACCCTATTAGGCGAAGCACTCGTTCATCAGAAGAGACAGGTTAGTCTAAGCACCGTAACCGCGCAGCACGGAATGACTGTCAAATCAAGGATAGTTCAGTTTTGAAAACTGCTATGGACTTGTCCCAACAGGCCTTATTTGTGATTCGTCCACTTTCAGTATTACAATATGTAATTCACTTTTTTTCTAACAAATATAGAATAGTGCTAACGTGAGTAGCACTATTCTACAAATTATTACTTCTTAAAAGTCTTGTATGTCATATTATTAAGTTTGCGTAAAAGTATCTTTAAAGAACGTCTAGCATCACTCTTTTCTTTAATGAATTTTTTAGAATCATTAGCGCGGTACATATCAGCAATATCATCAACTACCACACCAAGTACTTCTGCAAAATCCATATTTTCTGGACTTACATCTTCCAAAGCTTTTACAGATTCTTTGAATTTTTCATTATCGAATGTTTTTTCGCTCATATTGACTATCTCCCAAGAAAATAAACCAAACATGTTTGTTTTCTTCTTATATAATATATAAAAATGTTAAATTAAAACAAAGTGGCAGTGCACCCAGTCATTTTTCCATAACGATAACGACGTTTGTATTTAAGGGGAGACATATTAAGCACTTCATATTCGCGCAACAACATATTTCCATCAGTCATACTATCTCGAATTTCAACATACTTGATTTTTCCAAGTTTTCCATTTTTATTATATTCGTCAATCATTAAAGAAATCATCTTTATTTTTGTTCGATAATCTCCACAATCAGCTACAAATTTAACTGCAGAAATTCCTGATCCTATTGGAACTCTGGTGTATGTTGGCGAGGGCATTTTATAAGTCACATAGTTGTCATGTTCGCCAAAGAGATAAACTTTTACTGGTATTGAAGATGGAGGTACATAACTACCACCATCTCGTTGATCTTCTTTTCTTATAACCACTGGCATATTTTATTTTTCCTCCTTCAATTTCATTTCATGAGTGAGATAATCTAGTTGTAATTCATGTGCTTGTTTTAATTTTTCTTCAACATCTTTATTTTCTTGTATCGTTGCAGGATGTTTACACTCTCCAAACATTGGATTTTGCACTTTTTTCTCGTTATAAGTTTCGATCATCTTTTTGGTAAAGTAATGTTGTGGAATTGTTATAGAAGAGTTTGGAAATATAAGTGTCGAATGCATCATTTTTGACAACCTCCTTTTATTTGTGCTCGTTTTTTCCACTTACCGCATATAAATTATTTATTCTACGAAATACATCAAATGCATCTTCTGGTGTAGATTCAATATTATAAAAAACTGTCTTGAAATTCCTTCTAGCGTCAAGGATTTTGCGAACTGTTTCTACCGTGAGCATAGATTTGTGCTGTGATGGCAAATATGGTGATTTGTTCATTGATTAATTCCTCCTGTATAGTATGAATATAATATATAACTATAAAAGAAATACAAAATTCTTTACAGTAATATATTATATTAATGATAGTAGTAAATCATTCAAAGGAGGTATCTATATGAATGAAAACGAAAACACAACTACTGAATTTTCTCAACAGAAACAAAAACCTTGCATCGTTCCCGCCGGGATGCGTCGCATGATGGAAAAGCTTAATGCTCTTCCTAACGATGAAGAAAATTCAAAGTAAAAAGAAGGGAGCTTTAAGCTCCCTTCTTTTTTTTTATAATTTGTTATTTCTTAGCAGGTTTCTTTTCTTCGGCAGCAGGAGCAGCACCTTTAGTTTCCTTAAGAGTCTGAGCCATTTTTTCGTTGGCTTTGTTAACGAGATCAAGAAGCTCGGTGTCGTCTTTAATCTGTTTGTCGACAGAAGCTATTGTCTCATTAGCATTGGCAACATCTTCTTTGACAAGCTTTAACATCTTTTCGCGAATCTGCTTTCTTGTGTTATCCGTCAAGAACTTTTGAGCACCGACAAGAACTGACTTGTCGACTTCGATAGGAGCATTGTTTTTAACAAAATCAGTATCAACAAATTTCTGATCAATAACAGCATTCTTGTCAGCAGTTCCATTTTTCTTACAAATAGCCAAAGCCAATTTGAAGAACTTAAGAAGACCCATCATATACTGACGATCGATTTCTTGCTGTTTCTGAAGCATGTTAAGAGCAGTTTTCTTTTCTTCTGTAATTTCGCCGGCACCATTGAGACCGCCGATAAGAGCATTCATATAAAGGTGAGACTGCTGCAACCAAGCTTTGATCTGTTCGGCGACTTCGCCCTTATACTGAGCAGCTACGATTTTGATACCGATGTTCTTGAAGAACTCAGCGATCTTCTCGAAGATCTCAATGAACTTGGCCTTGATCTTGGCAGCAACAGCCTTAACGTCTACGCCTTCAAGAGACATAGCATTGTTGCAGAAAGACTCAACACTGTTAGCAACATTGGCATTACCAATCGTCTTAACATTGTAGGCTGTAGAGATCTTCTTGATCATCTTCAACTTCTCAGCAGAGTGAAGAGACTGCAACTTGTCATATGTATCAACAAAATGGAGCTGCTCAGAAGTGCGAGCCAAGTCCATATCTACACCATCATTATATCCGTCAAACGGAACACCATTGATCTTAGATTCCTTGCTTTCGGGTGAAGCCAAGCCAGTACCAACAGCCATCAAAGATTCGAAACTCATTTCATTCATAATTTTTCTCCTTAAATATGAGTTAAAAAAAATTTTTTGTATATATTCTAAAAATGAACTTATTGAAAAAATATTTAAAGTTCATTTGTTGTCGTGTCAAAAACATTTCTAAATTCTAGGTTTCAATTCCATTATATTTGTAAACTGTTGTTTTTCTTAAGTAAATATGAAAACACACATGTTATAACAAACGATAATGAAATAAACTTTAATCTAAAAACGTTTAGCGCATTTGCCTATTCAAGTCTTTTGCAGTATTATTTAAATTGCGATATTGTTGACGTTTTTCTGCTGTAGTACGTCTTCTTGTATCTCCATCATAGTCATCAGCATAGCGATTGTCTTTAGATCGCTTATGAGCAACATTAAGAGAACTATCGTACTTCTTATCACGAGCAGCATTTTCAACATCAAGCATTTCATTTATCGCTTTAACTGCAAGTTTATCGATACGAAGAATCATATCGAAGTAGATATTAATACAATCGATTAAGTAAACTTTTTTATCCAAAAGTTCCTTGCATGACGCATTAATACCTTCCCAAATGGAATCGATGATTTTGCCTTCATCTTTTTTATTATCCATAGGGGTTTGTTTAAATTTAGCAATAGCCATCTGCTTACTTGTTTTTATGTCATTCAAAACCTTATTATTTACAGTTTTTTCCATGACAGCAGCGACCATATTACTAACATTAAACACGTCTTGTTTATTTGAATCTGCCAAAATATCAAAACTATCAGCAGATTTGAAAATATCTGTAACACTTTGCTCAACAGGACGTTCTTCTGGATTAGAAACAAATAATGTTACAATAAGATGGTTTGGTTTAGGAAATCCTTTTAAAACCATATTCTTAGATGTGTAACCATAAATTCCAGTTTCACGGTGACTGAGCAAAATCTTAGCAATTTTGAATTTTGTTGCATTAAGTATTTTATCTTTCCAAGATAATTTATCTTGGTTAACATTTGAACCATTTATATTTTGAGTCAATGCATCTTTACAATAACCTGCAACGACAGCTATTGCTTGATCAGCTGTCATTTTGGTTTCCAAACTTTTGGACATCTGTACGACTGTTTGATAAAGTTTATTTATATCAGAAACTATAGATCGTATATACGTTTGAGCAGGTCCTGTTAAAATAGTTACAGGATCATCAATCATCTGATTTTCGACAACTCTAGCTTGACCAGCATAGCGGTCATACAAACCTGATTTTATACGATCTAGATATTTACGATAAAACATTAAATTTTTACCTTGTCTAGCCCACAATTGAAATTTCTTACTAATTGTGTTAGCTTTACCAGGTATTTCTTTTATTTTATCAAAAATAGTTTGTTTCTTTTCATCATTAGCTTCAACCATATGCTTTGAATTGGAAGGAGGTGGTTTGGAAGCTGCGTTATTTACAGGTGGTTTTTCTTGTGAATTTACATCTGCCTCCACAGATCGACACAAATCAAAATAACTTACATCCATAATTCTTTTCTACTTATATGTAAAATTATATTATTATGTTCGTTTTTATACTATATATAGAATAAATATAAAAAAGAGAGCAAAAACGCTCTCTTTTTAATTAATCGACTTTGACAACTTGTTCAGGAAATAGTCCAATTTCACAATTATTTGGTCTAGGAAGATTGCGATATTTGTAAAACATATCGTATAATTCATCATCTATACCATTATGAGCATCTGGACCAATGATAGTTATCTTCTGGAGGTTATTTTTTATAACAAAATCCAATGTAGAAACAACATTTGGCGTAACAATACTGTTATAATTAGCATCTTTTAACAGATTATTGAAACCAACTTTGTCTTCACTAGCATAATGGAATTTGACTTTGTTTTGAGATACGCTTGATGGAAAGAATACCTTTTCAAAATCGCATCGTAGCATTTCACAATTCGGGAATTTATACGGAAAATAGAATCCAATAGACGAAAAATAATTAGACATTTTAGTTAATCCAATGAAAAGAGATGACTTAAATGATAATTGCATTATTTTCCAATAAAATTGCTGCTTTATTTTATTTATAGTCTCTTTTGCCACAGTATTTTTAAATATTTCATAAACGTATTTAATACCAATATCGTATTCATTCGATCGTGTAAAAAAACGTTCTAGATCGACTTTATAGTTACCTTCAAACAAAGAATTCATTACTTCAATCAAACCAATTGAAGTAAATTGACATATATCGTCCCAATACACAAGACAATTTATTGGTTCTTGTCGGCGATTATTGTATATTTCTTTTAACTCACCATAAGTTATTGTATTTTTACCCATTTGTATTTGTGTATCGTCTTTAAGATTAGGATCAGTATGCATTTCTAGTTCAGGTATATCTTCTCTAATATCCATAATATTTAAACCTCATATATTTTTATGTGTGGGAATTAATAATGAATTAAAAACCTGGAGCCATCATCGACTCCAGATGTTTTAGTTATATTGAGCATTAAATTCTTTCTTAAGACGATCCATAACTTTCAAGAATTCTTTAATATTAAATGACGGTTTTATATAAATAGTTACAGCCAAATAATTTTCTGGAGAAACAAGTACATTTATGCTTTCAATAATATTTCGATGATTCTTTTTTAAACTTTTGACCTTTTTAAATAATTGATCTGTAATCATTTTGTCTGTTGTAGAAATCTTTCCGGATACAAACTCCAGATTGTAGTATATATGATTCGTAGACACTATTTGATCATTTCCGGTCATAATAATATCATGTAATTTCAAAATTTCAGCAATGTATTTGTTTATGAATTTATGATATTCCAATGGTTTATTAGGATTAACTATATTGTATGTGCCATTTGGATCTATTGTTTTTAGTTTTTCTATAATATCTGTATTCTTAATTATATTCAATATTTCCAAATATTTTTCGTAATCCATTTCGAAAAGCTTTTCATATCGTAAACAAAGCTTTTGATTTTTCCAATAAAAACTTTTTAAATCATCGTATTTTGCGTTTAATAAATATGCAGCAATAGCTAAAGCCGGAATCATAGACATTACCCCTTTATTGTCTGTGTTAGTTTGTCGATCGTCGGCACAAGAAAACAGTGCAAGTTGAAATTTATTATAATCCATACGAAAATTGGCTCCAAACTAATTATATAGAAATGTCAAACCCAAAGAAAAAAAATCTGGAGGATCATTACGACCCTCCAGAATTCTGTTACCATAGCCGCAAACGTTCGATGTAAGCATTCACAGCAAGTCTAATCTGTATTTTCCAATACAACTTAACAAAGAATCTACATATTCTTTTCATTTTCCCACCTCACTATTATAATATATAATTTCCAGTTTAATGTCAACTAACTGTTGCCACTGTAACAGATTGTTTAGCACGAGTTATACCAGTATATAACCAACGGAAATAAATATTGGATGGGATGTTTTGCTCTACAATTACTAATACATTATTTGCTTCGCTACCCTGCATCTTATGAACTGTCGCAGCGTAACCGAAGTCAATCATACAAACATTACCAAGTTTTTCATCATCTATGCTATTATCACATAGTTCTTCTATAAATGCTTGCTTTTCTACATCTTTTGTATATTGCTCGAATATTTCTGCAAAGCATTTCGTATCAAAATTAAGATTACCAGCAGTATTTTTATCAACTAAGAAGTCTGGAGTAAAGTTTAAATTACAAACTTCCATATCTCCATATTGTTCAAGCTCAGTATCTTTATTGCATATACCAATCATTCCATTAACTATATAAATAGGTATGTCTTCATATTCCATTCCATAATTATAGTTATTCATTAAACATACGATCTTTTCACCTTTTTTAGGATACACACTATCTGAGAAACCAAGTTTATATCGTATAACCATATTGAGTTTTCTTCGCATAGCATTGGAATAACATACAACCATATCGTATTTATGTAAATTTTCTTCAACATCAGATAAATGACAAACTAAACTATTTTTATATTTACCATATTCTGGCAATTGATTATTTCTTGCTAAACACGCTAGATCCAAAACTCCAGTAGTATCGTCTTGACGCATTGCTATCGTTAGAAAAACATCCCAATATTTCTTAGGATTTTCCATTATAAAGTTTGTTGCTCCGACGGCCGGAAGTTGTCCACTATCACCAAGACATATTGTTGGTACTCTAAAACTTAATATATCTTCTAGCATTCTAGCAGTAACCATTGAAACTTCATCAACTACTATGAGTTTTATTGTTGAAGGAATTCGTTTTTTCAAAGAAAATAAAAACGAATTTCCTTTCTTAAATACAGAATAAAATGTTTTATGTATTGTGTTGGATGGATTACCTTTCATTCGTAAAACCAATGACGCTTTACCAGTCAATGTACAGAATATAACGTCATTATTACTTAATCCCAACATCTTTATTATTATACTAACTACGGTAGACTTACCAGAACCAGCAATTCCACCAATTGCAAAATAAATCTTATCAAAACATTGTGTAAAATACCACTTTACACATGATTTTACAGCATCAAGTTGCTGATTATTAAGTTGAAACATATATTTATATGTGAAATCAATAATAAATATATAATACTCGCCGGTTATAATGGCGAGTATTTATTTTAAATAAAATCATTCATCGGATTGTTTTTATTCTTTTCATAATCTTCCAAGAAATAATTTGGACCTGATAATCTACAAGGCATATCACATTTGCACATATCTGTCTTAAAATTAAGTTTAGCTTGAATAACACTGGGCTCTTCTTTAAGATTACAAACTATCTCATAAGGTTTATTGCAACAATAAAGTACATCCCCATTAGTATTTATAGTAAGATTAGTCCATTTAGCAAAACATTCTCTTGGACGATAATTTAATAACTTCCATTTGTAGTTTATAATTATTCTATCGTCTTTTTCTTTTAGTTTAGTTAAATAATCGACTATTTTTGTTGCTTCATGGTAGTTATGAATATCTTGATAATATTGCCCAGCGATACTTTCTACAGGGCGAATAGAAATATGATCTACGGGAAGATCTTTATTAAATTTATAAAATTTTTTAACATCAGAAAGTTTTGTGGCGACCATTTGAATAGTCATTTCTACATCTATCTCTTTATGTTTTCGATAAGTATCGTATTTTAAAATATACCCGATCACACGATCGTAAGCATCAACACCTCTAATCTTTTGATATGAAGAATTACTCCAACCATCTAAAGATATTTTTAAAAATTTAGGTTTGAATATTTTGTAGCAATTAAAATTAGTGTTAATGCCATAATTGATGTTATTTTCTTCCAACCATTCAGTTATTCTATCAAAGTCTTTATTTAATGTTGGTTCTCCACCGCCAGTTAGAATAAAACCTTCAACACCAATACTTCGTAATTTGTTAACGTATATTTTAAAATCTTCAAATGCTATATAATGTGTTTTATTCAAAGGTTGTTCAAATCGTCTATATCCACAATACTTACAGTTGTTATTACAAAAATCAGTAAGATAAATATCTGCAGTTATTGGAAACGGTTTACAATCTTTAAGACTCATATGATAAATCATTTTGCTATTAGAAATAATGTTTTTCATATATAACTATATTCGACCATAAATTAAAATAAACCACTGAGGACAATTAAGTCCTCAGTGTTTAAAATGTTACCATCCGCCCATATCAGCATCAGAATTTTCTGAAACACCACTATGACCAGCTTCGAGAACTTGACCATCTGGTGTTGCTACTATTGGGTTAATGTCTGTATTTACAATATTCTTATTGACAGAATCTTGTATCTTCTGATCAATTGCTGAAACGGTAGCTTCAGCTCGCAAATCACTAGCTTCGTTAATATAAGTTTCAAGATCAATGCCAGGCATGAATTTCTGATACAATTTCTGTTTGAACTTCCAGCGTTGCATATTTGTAGTTTCGTTAGAATCATCAGGATTAATGATAATAGAGATAATGTTTTCGACATAAGTCTGAACAGTGCTGAACAATTCGTTAGCATTCTTCATGTTCAATGACTGAGGAGCAGCCAATGAAACTTTAATATCCTTAAGATCAAATTCCTTATTTGATTCTTTCAACTGATCATAAAGACCACTACCAACAATAAGTTGTTTTATAAATTTACAAATTATTGGTGAGTAAACACTTTGGTGTTTAATCAAATCCAAACGATATTCAGCATTTCTAGAAGCAGCTAATGATGCAAAATCCTCTTCTTGATACGGATTCGTTATCGTAACAGGACAGTTAAGTGATGTAACGATTTCATTATCCAACTTCTGTACCAAATCATCGTTCGGAGGAACTTCGTTTGTTTTAGTAAGATCTTCATATTCAAACAACTTCTCACCTTCGAATGAAGGAACGATGATTGTTTCTGACAATGAAGAGGCTTTCAATACACGAGAAAGAGAAGTAAATGGAGATTCAACATTCAAACGTCTTGTTGTCAACGCATTCTCAATAGAACGTATTGAATATCCCATGTTTTTAGCTTTACCAATGTTGATAGTAAGCTTATCACGTGTACCTGTTCTCGTCAAACGAGTCATGATATTATTCATGTCAACAAGAACACGTTCATAACATGTAAACAAAACATTTTTCATGAAAGATTGAGGAATACCATTTCCGTCCAATCCAGGTGTGAAATAGCACATGTATTTTTCAGGAATGTAAATGATTTTAACACGATTCTGAACAATAGCACCATCTCTTATAAGAGACATGATTGTTGAAGTAAATGTTTCATCGTCATCGATATCTTTATTCTTAAGTTTATCCTTAAGAATATTGAACATGATTTTCTTCATGATGTTGTTACGATGGACTGCATCTGCTCCAGCAGGACCGAGTTCAAAACCAGTCATATCCATGCCACCATTAACAGCGACAGAACCATTTCCCATTACACCGATTCCTGATACTTCAGAAGTTGGACCAGCTCCACCCAAAGGCATTGTGTGAACGCCAGAAGAGAAAGTTCCTGTAGTTGTAGGAGAAGGAGACATGGCTAAGTCATTTGCCATACCCATATTGATAAACATATCTGTAAAGTTACAGTTACGTTTGTTTATAGATTCGTTATTGCCGGTATACGGTGACATTTCAAGAATATAATAACCAACGTGCTTTCCACTAATGATAATAGGGATTACATCTTCAGCATCATATTCTTTAATGATACAACCGTTAAGCAAACTCTTACTATTTTTATCAAAATCATCAAACTTATCAAAAACAGATTTGAAATTCTTTGCTAATTTTGTATTCGGATTGTCTTGATCATAATACGGAATACTCTTTTGAAGTTTATCCTTATTCTGCAATGACGCATTAAGAGCGATCAATCCATTTTTAGGATCTTCATGATAAGCAGTAAACTGCATCAAACGGCGGAAGTTGTTGATACCAACTGCCATCGGAGCATCTGTGTCATCAAAGTATTCTATATTTGAATCTATTTTCTTAATAGCATTGAAAATCTGATCTTTGAATGAATCAGTCATCATATCGTCAAGTTTTACCGATTTATGATATTTATCAAACTTTTGTTTTGTATTATTGATGAGATCGGTTTTGTTGTCGCTGTTAGAATTGTAAATAGCAGCGATTTCGTTTTTCTCTTCTCTTGAGAAATAATCATTGAGGTCTTCAAGACCTCTATCGTAATATTCCTGCAAGTCTTCAGAACTTACATACTTACGAATAATCTCATCACGATATGATTTATAGTTATTTTTGTCTTCGTCTTGTAAATCTTCTGTACCACGAACATTAAAACGCAATTCAGCTGCAGTCTTATTTAAAATTCTCTGATCTCTATCGTGGAAGTCCAACATCAAATCAGAAAGACTTTCATTACTCTTTTCAAACTGAGTCGTACGAGCATTATAGTCAGTAAACTTACGACGATAAATGTTCATATTATATTCTGCCATCTGAATAATGTCTTTGAATGGGAAAACAACCACTGGCTTTGCACCTTCGATAAGCGAAGTACAAATATATTTTGGAAGTCGTTCCTCAATGTTATATTTGTCAAGAATTTCTTCTTTGATTGTTTTATTTATAGGATCTTCAGCTAATGCATTCGGAAGATTTTGCTTTTTATCATTATGCTCGGGTTGATAAACATTCGAAATAGCGCGTTTGGTAATTTCGTTTATAGCAAGAATATCGCGTGACTTCATGTCAGCACAACGATTTACTACATTTATCAAACGAGCAATGTTACGATATTCTGAAACAAGATTTCTATAACTAGAGAACAATGACGCATGGAACTGAAAGATTTCCGCTTCATCACGGTTTTCAGTTTCACCATACATCATTCTGAAACCAGATCCAGTTGTAGCTACACCATACTGGTTGTGGCCAACATTTAGATTGGAATCGTATCCATCGCTTATATAAGTTCTCTGAGTAATGTTTTGTAATGCTTGTATTGTATCAAAGACAACATTCTTGTCATCTTTATTTATTGATTTCAAACTTTGCTTTATTATATCTTCAATGTGATCAAGTTTGGCTTTGTTATCTCTAACATACTGAGGAGTCAAACCTAAGTGATCTGCATATATAGACAAATTAGCTTCATTGTTTAAAAAATCATTATTATCTGTTTTAGGCATTTGATTCTCCTATCACGGTTTTTTATTCATATATGTTAAGTTATAAAGACCATGTTTTATAACTGCTGGGAATTCACGAACTATCGAACCATCGATTCCTAATACGTGTGATATATTGTTCATTTGCTTAAACGCTTCTCCGTTTGCTTCATCTGAGAAAAGACTTTGTGTTGAAACTTGGTCTCCATCAAAATCAGCTCCAAGAGAAGAAGGATAAATCGTAAACATCTTCAAAGTATCATTAAACAAATGTTCGACATCTACGTTATTTTCAACATTGATAAGTTTAGGATATCGTTTGTATTCTACATCATTGACTACAGCTTTTATGTATTTTGTAGCAGGTATAATATTCATCAAACTCGGGTACATATGATAATAGTCATCTGCAGGATATCGAGTTGTGTCAATACATTTGTCTTTAAGCGCAATTTCTGATATGATATAGAATAGTTCACAGAATGTTAATTTATGAAATCTTGAAGGATCCATGTCGGTTTCTACAACACTTGTAATGTTTGTTGTGAATTGAATAGTATCATCTTTCTCGCTGTAATGGACCCAAATCGGTATTCTTTCTTCTGTTCCTTTAAGAGTTATGCTTTCAATTCTATACTTTTTTGATTTCTTGTACAAGTCAAGCATACGACGAATATTATCACTAGTAAATTCATCCATGTATGACGTCGCAAGTTCTTTATCAACAATAGTGTTAGTTTCAGGATCATAAACCGTAATGAATCTGTTACCAGAAACATAGTTTTCAATCCATTGTTTCACAGCATAAATCATAAAAGGAGAATAGATGTTTATAGCAACTGCCATTGGTACAGACGAGTGAAAGAAGTCGGTTTCGGTATCTTTATAAGATTCATAATTAAAATTCGGTGGGGAAATAACCAAACGAGCACCATAGTCGGTAGCTTTACCAACAACGTGCTTATTAATAAATCCATCAGCACCACCAACTTTCTTAAAGAAGAATAACGAAACTTCGTTCATTAAATCTTGGCATTTGATGTGAGAAATAGATTTGGTAGGTTGGTCTTCTTCATCAGCCATGTTAAAGAACTGAAGATCATCTGTATTTTTAATAATTTCGGCAAGATGCATCAATTGTGTGTAATATTTATTGATTATGTTTCTCTTATTTGATTTGAAATCGATATCTCGATAGAATGCTGGGCAAATCGGGAACTTGTCCCAGAAAATAGCATCTATAGGGAAACTCTTTAACCACACACGTTTGGTTTTGGCACCATTGCTCATATCCTTAGTAATTCTCCAAGAAATATGAGGCCAAGCTTCTTTAAGCCAATCGAAACCAGAACCAATATTTTTGTATACAGCATCTGCAGGAACAGTCTGTCCCTTAGGAAGTTTAGTCAATTCACCATTTCTATCAACATAATATTTGTTGGCACCAGTCTTCATATCTTCAGCAATAGAACGTTTAAGACTATTGAAAACATAATAGGCATGAGGATTCATAAATACAGCGTTTAATGAAATCCAACCCCAGTTAGTTTTACGTTCTATAGAACCAGTATTACCAAAAATTTCTGTCGAAAATAAACCTTCAGGATGTAATTCTGTTGTATTTGAAATAAAGTAGTTAACAGTAGTTACTTCTTTCCAACCATGTAATTCTATATCAGCATTCATATTAAGGCAGTCAAGTAACATACTATCGGAAGAATTTATGTTTTCAGACATATTTTTATCCTTATAATAAGTATATAGTAATGTTTTTCATAAGAAAATAGAATAAATATAAAAGAAGGCGTTTAAACGCCTTCTTTCTTTTAATATCGTTGAATGTTATACAATGGTAGTGCAAATGTGTATTTTTCATCAGTTGTGTCTGGATCATAATACATATATGATGATTTATCGGTTTTATATCCACTAACACTATCAACAGTAAATGAAATAACTTTTTCTTCAGTTTTACCATCAGGTTTTTTCCATTCGATCGTGTGCCTATATTCAAAATTACCAGTTCCACCATTTGGATCTTGTAATAATGCAATCCACATTCTTTTATTGTAATGTTGACATCCAGTAAATTTACATACACCTTTGTTTATAAATCCAGAAGTTAACACTTTGTTTGGTGAAGCTGTAAAAATAGCATAAACATTGTTTTCTTCCTCAGGATACAAGTTTACAATTACTCTTCCTATAGAAGGATCATTCAAAATAATCATGTTAATTAAATCTGAAACCGAGCAATCTTTCTTTGTAAATCGTTCGTTATTATTTGAATTTTTTGATTTAAAAACAAGAAATCTATTCCAAAACGATTCTTCGGTAACTAGAAAACAAGCGTCTCCTGCACGGTGTTTAATTTCTGTAGTATTTGTAGCATCATTATGACGTTCATCTATACCAGTTACATAGCATTTAATAAAAAATATTTCTTCTCGAAGTTTTGAAAATTTGAAACAATGTCGATTAATTAGCAATGACTCCATATGAAGATTTGATATCCATTGAAGATATGTTGCTATTTGCATCCTCATTTGAACTGCATCTACTTTAGGATTGATTCCATGGTATTTTGTTAAAAAATCTTTACCTTCTTCATAATCTCTAAGACCCATTTTATTTAATAACCTCCTCTATTGGAGATTTAATATCTTTTTCATGACCGCCATGTGATCTAGCCATAGCAACAGTAACGCCTTGACGAGGATCAGATCCAGTAACAGCCGTAAAGTTAGAAATGTATCTAGGAATAGCCTGATAACTCATCATTTTACCATTCATGATTCCTTTTTCAAAATACTTTTCAAACACTAAACGGAATGGATTAGAGAAATTTTGTGGATCACGTACAAGATTACTTACTACTATTCCAAACGTACTAAAGTCTGATCCAAGTGTACCAGAACCATTGATCAAAGAACACTGTAACCAAAGCATTGGCAATTCTTCATATTTAATATTCTTAGGAAGTTGCCCATATAAAAGCATGTACATGAAATCGTCTACTGTAGAACATTCTTGAACCGCGTTTGAAGTAGACATGAACGTATCGCCTTCCAAGAAAATAAGATTATAAACATTCTCTTTTTCAAGAGTTTCTGTTTCTACTTTCTCTACAAATATAGTCGATTTATCAATATGTGATGGGTTCAAGAATACTTTCGTAGGCAATTTCATAACAAAGTTATGATCTGCTTTTGTAAGATCTTCATTTTCAAGATCATCAAATATATAACCGTTGAAAATGCCGATAGTTGTAACAGCAGTTCTATTTATTTCACTAATTCCTTTTACTAAGAAAGATTCAGGAATCTGTATTATCATTTTTGAACCTGCGAATACAATAGATGTATCAGGTTGAGGTTTAAAATATTTATTAAATAACTCTTCTGAAAGTTCCATTTTAGATAGCCTCGTATAGTTTAAGTATATAGAAATGTCAAACTTAAGAAAAAAAAAGACGGAAGATATACTTCCGTCTTTAGTTTTTACGCTGTAGCAGTTTCTGCTGCACTCTGAGAAAGATCCAAATTTGAAACATCGATTTGGCTTTGAATTTCAGGATCCAATTGATTGGAATTTTTGATCAGTTTGTCTACAGCACAAGAAATTCCAAACTTAATTAACTGTAACCAGAATTCATGACTCTCTTCCAACGTTTTTAGTTTTTGTTGAGATTCAAACTTGGCACGTTCAAGTTCCAACTTTGAACGTTCAAGATCCAGTTGATACATTTTGATTTTCTGTTCTGATTCAAATTTTACACGTTCGGTTTCTTTTTGTGTCAATCTTTCTTGTAGCGCAACGTTCATTTTTTCAATTGTCAACAGTTGATTTGTTTGATCTTGCATTTTCTTTTCATAGACCTTTAAATATCTTTCGAAGGTTTCGGAATCTACAGTTTTCAACAAATCAAGTTCTTCTTTCGTTACGCACATTCCAGATACCAATTTGTTTTGTTCTTCATTCATGATTAACTCCTTATTATAGTTTATTTGTAGAAGTTATCTCTTCTACATTAATATAATATGTAACTAAAAAAAATACAACGGAGAATTAACTCCGTTGTATCTTTGTTACACGTTATCGGCGAATTTGTGCAAATTATCGAGTGTGTCGAATGTTGCCAAGAATCGCTGCGCGTGCATGAATTGTTGTCCTTCAGCTGGAGATTCCAAGTATTGCTCAGGGAATTTCCAAACCTCAGAATCAATTACGACTGCACGATACGTGTTTCCGCGAACGTCAGGAGTCTCATTGATCAAGAACTTGACATCCGGGAAAAGCAGTTTAACGGCATCAAGGTTAACTGAAGTTTCTTTTTCTTCGTTTTCCTTGAGAACAACGTATTCGTTTCCATTCACGTTTGAGTACTTGAATTCTACAAACGGCTTGAACAGCATTTCAATCGAATGATAGAATTGTTGTTCATGGAAAATCCATCCTTCAAGAATGTTCTTGCAAACAAGAACAGCGTTGATGAAGAGTTTGAATCCTCTATCATCATTAGGATTCGCTTTCTTGTACTTCTCTGGCACAGCATAAATACAGTCATCAGTACTAGAGCCAAAGTTCATGTTCCTGATGATGTCGGAAATAGGACTTTCGTACTTCTTTCCGAAGTTATCCCTCAAATCGATACTGGATATATGCTTCCAGTAAATTGTTTCATGGATAGACTTGAGGTTAACATGTTGTGCTTCAAGAACACCTTTACCTTTAGGAATCTTAAAACCAACGCAGTCAAAACATTTTCCTACATCGGAGTTCATCCAGATGGTTCCGAGTGTTGCCAATGTAGATTTTAAATAAGGAACATTTTTTGGTTGTTCCTTACCTTCATAGACAACATTGATTAATTTTTCAGGATCATTGAAATGGTGATCGAAATCACCACCTTTCATGTCCAAGAATAATGGATTTTCACCCAAATCTTCCGGACCGTTTTCAATGATCGACGCTACTGACTGCCGATGAACCATCTCACAAATTGACGCTTCGGCAAGTCTTGTGTCGTTAAAACATTCTCTGACAATGAGCACCAATGCTACAGAGAATGCATCATCGGCATGGAATTGACCATTGTGTACAACAATGGTAGTATTCATGTCGACAATTTTTTGCATCTTCGGATCAGTGAGATCCAAAGCCATTTTATCAAATAGCAATTTCATATCGGTCCTCCTTAAGACTTTATTGCTTATTTTTTACGGTTCTTGTCTTTTTCTTCGACGTCTGAACGGATTCCATCAACAACATTATCATGATTTCCTTTAATCACGCTATATTCGTCAGCTGTCAAGAACATCAAATAATTCGTTTTCGGGTTTCCGAGTAATTCAGAATTTCCATTTATGGCATCTGGAATAGTGAATCCTCCTTCCGATTTGTAATTTCTTGCTTTACATTCGAATTCGTTTACCTGAAGTTGTACATAAAAACGCAATTGTTTCATGCAGTTTTTGTATACTCCAGGATATTCATTTCCAAATGTGTTAATCTGTGACGCGAAATGTAGCCACATTTTAGCAAGAAACGTAGAGCGTCGAATTAGATATCCGCCTTCCACGGCATAGATGGTGTTGAAATATTTATCATATTCGTCAATCGAACTATGTTTCCAAACATTCCATTCTTCTTCATCATCGACCATAACATATTCTGTTTGATCTTCAGTAGATTCAGATTTTCCATCTAGTTCGGATTTTATCTTGAGATATTTGGCATAAGCTGCAGCTGAAGCGAATTTGTTACATTTGTCGTTAGCTAATGCCAAAAGATTCTCCATGATTTTTCTTTTGTCCATAGATCAATCCTTTTCTTCAAGTGTACACTTGAAACGTTGCCTAATCAAGTTGAAAAGTATTGAGTACAACTTGCCGTCCAGCTTGCTCCTTGCATACACAACATCTCCGTCCAAATCCAATCCATGGGCCCGAACGAACTGTGTAAAGTTCTCTTCTCCAGGTTTCGGATCAAACTTAGAAATTTTGAAATCCATAAACAATGTGTCAAAATCTTTAACGATTTCTTGTACATCGTTTGTTTTGTACTGAATATCAATTGTTTTTTCCATAATGATTCCTCCATAAATATAATATGTAATTATAAAAAAAGAAGGGAGATATAAAACAACGATCCCTTCTTTTTAGCTCAAAGTTTTTTGGTAGGTTTAAAACCGAAATACTTTTTGCATAACTTTTTTTGTTCATTAAAAGACATTGTTTGAACAGCTTCAAAATCCTTTTTTCCGTTGTCAACAAATGACTTCAATGATTCTAATGTCTCATTTGAAAGATCTGTTGGTTTAATCAGAAAGTCGTTGATTTCGGAAATGTCACAATCGTGCTCTAGTAGTACTTTTATGACTTGATCATATTGATTCAGCATGTCCATCAAACTTTTACGTTCTTTAACAAACGGCAAAAGTATTGCAAGCATTTTTGATAGCAATTTATATTTTACCTTTTCTGTTAATGGAAAACTTGAATCATATGATCCTAAAGGATCAATCGTTCCATACAAACTATCGAACGATTTATTCAATAGATCATATCGTTCAGAGTTATAACGAATTATTCGTTCGATGTAGTCAACGAAAAGATTGTCATATCTTTCTGCTAAACATCGCGACTCTTTTTCGAGACGATCTCTCAACGCTCGACTTCTTGGTTTGGTTTTTAAAATAAGACTCATCAACAAGATGAGTCCCAAGCCATATTCAAATATAATTAATGGCATTTTCAAACCAGGGGCGATAACAGACATAGACATGAATGTTACTGCAGCAATCATACTGATTAAGCAAAACCAAAATACTACCCAATGCCTCAACAAACGACTATTGCACCTGTCGACTGTTTTGACATATTGTGCATAAACTTCCATAATTTAATCCTCCTTATTATGGTTCATACTATTAGTATAATATATAAACGTTTTTTTTTGTAAAATAACAAAAAAAACAGTGGGAAAACTCCCACTGTTTGATGTTAACTCAAATCCAAATTGATGATATCGTCATCGTCGAACTTTGTCATAAATGTAGGAATAACATTGTGACAAGTCTTCGAGATATCGATTGTGCCATCTGTTTGATCTTTTGTAATCGCATCATCTTCAGACAACATACTTCCGATGTCGTCTTCATTGTCAACGTCAAGAAGATCATCCATGTTATCTGTAAGATCAACGACAGTTTCAATTTTGGTTTTCTTGATGTCTTTGCTGTTAAGCTGACGCTCTTTAGCATATTTTTCCAAGAGATCAACCAAGCAATCTTCGACAGTTTGAATATCTCCATCACAGTTGTTTACAACTTCAAGATACTCGTCGAAGTAAACAATTGTTTTAATGATTAACATCAACATTGCAACGATCTTGTTTGTTGACTCTGATTCGATGTGGAATTCTTCATCGTCTTTTATAGTAATCGTGTATTTGTATACAGATTCATTTTCTTCGTTCTTCACAAGCGGATATTGTTTGATTTTTACAACATCTGCTATAGTGTCTTGAGAAATCATTTCCAAACTGTCATCAGCGATAACTGAAGCAATATCGTCTTCGTCATCTTCGACACACTTTACTACTTTCTCATATATGATTGGTGTGCACATGAGAAGGAGCAGCAAAGTGTTTTTCTTTTTGACAAATGGATTGAAATACTCAAGTTTTTCTCGTCTTGAACGATAATTCAAGAATTCGTCTTGCGAACGAACTATTGTATAAATCTTGTCTTCATTGAATGGATTTGTGAAATATGTTGGCTCAGATTTACCATTCTTGATAACATCTGCACCAACAACTTTAAGCAACCCGCATTCATCGTCAGTTACTGGAGTAATTCCAACAAAATCCATTATTGGTTTTAGAAACCATTCATATAATTGATTAAATGCTTTCGTTCTGTACATTACACTGGTCCTCCTTATTGTACGAAATCATCTACATATGTCGAAATGTCTTGTTTGATTTTCAACCCATTATCAATACCGATGTTTTGTTTTATAGTCGGCTGATTATCGGGATTCCAATCTTTAAAATACGCATCAAGTTTATCTCCATAATACAACGGAGTGAATGTTAATCTTACAGAACCTAATTCTTTTTCTATGCCTTTGGCATATTGTTGAATCGTTTGTAATGTATTTTCGATATCGTATTGAAGCTTATCTCTAAACTGATGTTGCTGAAATGGTAGATATGCTCGTTTTGTTCGAATTATGTTAGAACCAAGATTTGTATCGTAAATGTATGTGAATCCGTGTTGCATAGACATCAAATCTTGATACAATGTAATATTCGACAACTCCATACTATCAAACATCTTTATCTTGTAATCGCTCTGATTCAGAGCATATTTAACTTGATAAAGTTTTGCTTTGATCGCTGGTTCCATTGTTTCCATTTCGGTCATGTCCATGATTGAAATACTTGTGTTTTCATCAATAAGTTCATGACCATAATGAGAAACAACGTTACCTAAAGACGTCAAACAATACACGTCATCTTCACATGCTTCTTGATGAGTCATAGAATAATACATTGGTTCACAAATGAACGGTGCGCCTTCCATAACTTTTTCTTGAAGCATCATTTTTTTCATCTCATTATCACGAATATCTTTTGAGTAAATATTGACGCCATTAACCATAGTTTTCTTCAAATCATAATCGTTTGTCGAACCGGCAGTCAATGCTTCTGTCAATATGAATTCTGCATTCTGTACATTTCCAATGCTTCTATCAAAGACAGTATCGTAAATATACATTTGAATAAACATTTGAGTCGAATTGTCAGATCCTCTAATCCATGGAACCAAATCCAAAGTATCTCTTCCACCTCGACTCAATGAAACGTTTACTTGAATAGCTTTTCCAAACTTTGTTGTTGTTAAATCTTCACATTTGTTTTTGAACGCAGTTACGTCGTTCGCTTCAAAGAATAGATATATAAATCTGTGAGCTTCAATGATATTTGCAGCTTCGAACATCGGGCTCTTTTCAGTAACCCATTGTGTGTTTTTGTTAAAAAGGTTTAATTTCATGATAACCTCATCTGATTTATATTATATAACTCAATCATATTAAGCTATACACGACATCGATGATGTTTGTGCAGAATAATCCTTAAGAACCGATGATAATTCCAATACATTTGTATCTGTACTAGAAATCATTCCGGTTTCTTTGTCGTCAAGAAGCATCAATTTATCAATGATCTTAACATGGATATTTGAATAAGAAATCGTCATGATGATGCTACAATCAGTAAGATCATCAACCAATCTTTCGTTGATTTGTGACAATTCATACATCATTGATCTGAAATTCATTTGTTGTTCGAGCAATGAAAGATTCAATGATGACTTGATATCTTTAAGATTGAATCCATTCTTACCGTCGAATATGACTTCAGCGCCAGAGAATCCATTCTTTTCCAAATCGTATTTGATTTCGGAACACAATTCAGAAATGAAGTTATCCGACATTTCAACATTCATATTAATGACACGATTTCTGAGATTTTCAACAGTGATGTTCAGTTTGTAAACCCGAGTCTGCTGATCAATCAAATCATTCAAAGTGAGTTTATAAAGATTGTTAACAAATTTGTTTTCAGGCATTGTGTACATGTTTTCTTTACTGTCATTGATTTTGTCAATATATGACTCATCATGTTGACCGATGAGAACCATGTCTTTTTCTTCATAAAATTCTGGAGAAGGAATCAAAATCGGTTTTGAAGTTTTCGCACCTTCTCGATACAAAGATTCGTTATTAAACGCAACATCATCATAAGAAACATGCACTTCTCGCAACGATGAATAGACTAATCCATTCTTTCTGCCTCTCATAGCAGCATCAGGACAATCGATAAGAACATTCCAATCCACATCAGTAAATGTGATCGGTGTATCTCCTTGAATAGCATTCAAAGGACAATCTGCCATGCCATAATGAATGAAAACATTTCTTGTTCTGGAATCATTCAAACCATAATACGTTCCATAAACTTCTGAGTTATTTATGACCATAACTCTTGTCTTTTTTGATTCTTGCGGAATTACATCAGTTGTAGGAAATAAACTGAAAAACATATCCAAGATGTTTGGAATTGTTTTAGAACTTACTTCAGATAGAATGATCCATCGATTAGCTCTAGCATAACCTCCAAGATCTTTTAGTGTTTTTCCAAATGTCGAACCATTGGTTCCAAATGCAAACCTCATATTATTTTCCTCCAAATTTGTGTACCAATTCGCTTTATTAGAGCATTAATAGAATATATAATTAATTTTCGTTTTCTTCTATTATATGTATGTAACAGCATTATTAATAAAAAAAAGAAGGACCGCTACAAGTCCTTCTTTCCCGACGAGCTACCTACCTGTTTGTTTCAGGCTGATGCTCATCAAAGTATGCAGCCTTCTTATCGAGTTCATCGATAGTTGGCTGTTTCTTGACAACCAAGAATTTCTTCTTAGTTGTCGTAGTTGTGGTGGTCTCTTCAGTCTCACCGTCACCGGAGAGATTATAGAAACCCCACAATCTTTGGCTAAAATGCTCGTAGGCTTCAGCTACGCGCAAGTTACCCATTGTTGTTGTGAAGACGATTGTAGCATATTCGCCTTCTTTTCTGAACCCACGAATTTCTTCGGGGTGGAGTCTGTACGGCACTGACTCCACTTTTCCAATGCCCTCATCAACGAAGCACTGGAACCAGCGCAAATTTTTCTCACCCATTGTGGTCCTCCAATATTATAATATGTAATCGTTGCATTTAGTAAAATTACAAAAAAACTAGGGAGATAGACTCCCTAGTTTGTATTAGTTCTTTTTACCCCATACCGCTTTAAGCATATCATAATCATAACTGAATTTTATTTTTATAGATGGACGTTCTTTTCTTTCATTACAATACTTTATCATCGGTCCTACACCAAGTGTAACTTCATTAAAACCATATTCATTTATCACTCTATAAATACCATCGTGTAATGTATAAATAGATAAATCTAGGTATTGGAAATATTTGCCATCAATTTCTGGTCGTCCAGCAATATGTTTTTCAAACACATTTCTTATCACAGTATATAATGAACATTCCATTGGTGATCCGTCAATATCAATAATAGTTCGGCTTTTTAAGTCATCATATAATATATTAAAGATATTGTGTCTATCAAATTCTCCTTTAAATTTTCCGTTTTTGTCATATAATGCTTTGTGACATTCATTAAACTCAGGATATCCCCACAGTTCAATGTTGAATTCAAATGTGAATCGTCTACCAGATATATTATTCAGGTTATATCTAGTGTTAGATGATAATCGACTCAAAGAATTTGATATAACAAATTTAGCTAATGTCATTGGATCTCTGTAATCCGGATGTCGATCTCTTTTTGGTCTTGGTTTTGTAAAAGTAGGTTCTTTTAGAAAACGTTTTGTTGCAGTTAAAATAATCATATCTTTCACGTCCTTATAAAATTGCAATGCGCTTCTGGGCCATCCATATTCCATTTGATTGTAAATGATGCAGGTTTGTCTGTACGTACAAAATCATCGTCGAATTCCAACCAAATTTTGTCAACATTTGGTATTTCAATATATTTTTCGTTCTTTGGTGGAACAGAGTCACAGATCATAATAGTAATGAAATCGGGATCTGTTTTGAATCCATATCCTTTAATCACTCCACTAAAGATTAATTGCTCTTCACAAGTTCGGAAATTGTTATCGTTTACATCATACATATAAACGTCAACTTTTCGTTTTTGTGCCATAATTGTTTTTAACATATTTCGTATTTGTTGATTTATACTTGACATATTTTATCCTCCACACATAAAATATATAAATAAAAAAAAATATATTCGAAGGGAGTCGAACCCTTATATTTCCCCTTTCGGGGAACGCTCTACCTTTAAGCTACGAATATACTTATTGCTTTTGCTACTAACATAATATGTAATTTATTTATCGACTAAACTAACAAAAAAAAGAACTGATCGGTTTTCTACGAAGCTTCCAATCAGTTCAAAAATACAAAGGCTACATGTATTTTTTTTATTTAAATTACCGGTAGAAATAATTCCACCGGTAAGATAAACCTAAATGATCTTGCTCTTTTTCAGAGCGCGTTTCATATATGAGAAATCATGGGTTATTGATGTTTTGAACAATGAATCGTTCAAACCATCCCCAATAGATTCATCTTTGAAGAATGAATCTATGTCTTTAAATAGTTTTGTAATTTCCTGATAAATCTGTGCAGAGTAAAAATCTCCCTTAACAATAGACGTTCTCAGGTTAATAACCATCAACGGAACTACTTCTTTAGAGAAATCTGGTCTAGCTAGAATATTGTCAGGACATCGTGTCAAAGCATGAATGATAGGTTCAATATAAACCATTTCTTTGTTTGACAATCCGGCTTCAATTACCAAGTTAGTGTATTCATTGATCGGATCGTCCAAATTAGTATACCACATCGGCTTCGGACGTTCGATAATGCTTTTCAACGCTTTAAGATATCGAGATGTTTCTGCTGTAACATACTTGATGTTGAATACTCCCATTCCAGGTTTCAAATCTTTGAGATTCAAAATAGCCGTTTCAGAATCAATTGGAATTTCAAGTTTCTTGATGTTTTGCAATTTCATCATTTCTTCAGAAAGTGTCAAGAAACAACCATCAAGTTTTACTTCATAAATATCTTCTTTTTCTTCGTTTGTAAGTTTGTCATATGTACGAGTAACGATGCTCAAATCGGTAAGCATGTTTGAAACTACTGAGTTGTTCTCAAGATCGTCCTCAGTATTTCCATTCGGATCGTCATCATCTTCATCATCGTAATATTGGTCGTTTTCCAAACGATCAATTACGTCTTCAATGTATTCCTTGTTGAACAAGATTGAAACATTTTCCGCTTCATCCAAACGTTTCAAAATCAACTTTGAATTAACGTTATTGAACAATGCCAACAATGCTTCATTATCAAATTCTTTTGTTTTTGTTCCAGAAGAGTGCTTTACAGCCATAACCGCATTTGACAGTGGGTTCTGAATTTCTGTAGAAGTTGCTCCACCAATTACATAGTCTTCTTTGAAGTCTTTCGGATTTCCATAACAAGCTTTACAAACCATACGTCGATTATGATGTGCACAACAACAAATACTTCTGAGTTTTACAGTTGTACCAATCAAATCTTTATCCGCAGGTGTAACTTCATGAAGTTTTCCATTAGGAAGAATAATATTTTTACTGATGATGAATTGTAAATGCTTCGGTGTGTCAACTTTATAGTTGATGTAATGTGTCGTTCCACAATCATCCATAGAATAATCGATATGTAAATTCATTGCTGAAAGATTCGATTCTCTTGACATATAACCAGAAACAGATACGAATTTCTTTTTGTAAATAAGAGCTTTTGCAGCAATTTCGGATTCCGCAATATAGTCACCAACATTCTTCAATCCATTAAGATATGAAGTTTTCATAACGTGAGGCATAACTACGTTTGTTGATGACATACGAGGACCTACTGCAACAAACAACTGTGTCATCTGCTGTTCTTTCAAACAGTTAGATTCTACGAATGGAACCAAACAAGATTTGCCATCTTCGACGATAATCTTCTTCAATTCCTTACCAGCTGAAGACAATTCTTGTTCCAATTGGTGGAATGTTTTAGTATCATCCAATTCTGTAGACAACATAGCATCAAACTTACTATTTCTTGCACAGAAATCAGCAATATCAAACAAGTTCAATGTTGGTGTTGTGATTGGTGATATAAGCTCAGTGAGTTTTGTGATTCTCTCTGTAATGCTACTAAGAGTATCTGACAAACAACGAGCACTGTTTAATTTCTTTTTCTTGATTACAGGCATTACTTTTTCTTGACAGAATTTTTCGATAAATCCATGCCAACCTGCCAAGAATTGTTTATCAACATCAACCAACCAATCACGTGTAATTGGTATTCTATATTTGAAAGCAAATTCCAAAATATACAAGTTGATAACTAATTGGAATAATGTAAATTCTATGGGTTTGTTGTTTTCATCGATAACAAACACGACATCATATGCTCTAGAGTAGTCATCAAGAATGAAATTTACAATAAATTCACACAAATATTCGTAATCTTCCTTTGTATAAATGTGATCGTAAATAGTTTTTAAATCCAATTGAAATTCATTAGTATAGATTTTGTTTGTTAAATCGATAATTTGTTTTGAAACCATATTAAGGGCTCCTCCCAAAATTTAAACATTATATTACTTATATCGTAATCATTTTAAAAATATATAACTGAAAGAAAAATTAAAAAAAAATAAGAGACGTCCGAAGACGTCCCTCATTTTTAGCCGCTAGTTCTTGGCAGGCTGTTCCTGAACAGATTCTTCAGGAGCTTCTGATGCTTCGGCAATAAGATTGTCGTTGAGCATCTGGATTTCGGTCGCGAACGTTTCTGATTCGTAAGAATCTGCTTCGAAACCAGTGAATCCGGTAAGAACATCGCCGCTGAACAGATCCTGGAGACTCTTGATTTCGAAATCTGAAGATTCCTTGTTCAAGAGAATTCCTGTAGCGATCTTTCTTGTGCTCTTCAAGATTGAAGAATACTTCAAACTGATCGTTACGACTGTTCTGTGGGCCTTCAAAGTTGTTCCTTCAAGACCTACGCCGTATGAAATTACAGCGAACTTCTTCTTGAAATTCATGAAGAAGTCGCAACCCTTGCCCTTGCGCTCGTTCTCCTTTGATTCGTCAAAGAAGTTGAGCTTTGAAAGAGTCAAGTTGTAGCGGTTGAACAAGCTGATGTCCTTTCCAGTCAAACCCGCATCTTTTGAGATGTAGGCGGCAGCACGAAGGTAGTTGCGAGCCAATCCCTTGCGGCCATCAGGAGTTTCAAATCCGTTTTCATGAGAAACACCAACAAATCCCTTGAAGAAGAAATCCGTGTCTGTTGTTTCATCGTAGTGGATTTTCACCATATCCTTGGACTTCATACGGAAGTTGACGCCCTGAGACTGGTACTCCTGGTTCAACTTGTCCAGAATTCTGGTCAAGTTGGTGACGGTCAGCGTCGTTCTTTCGGAATACGGAATCATGACCGTGTGGCCAATGTTGACCTTTCCGTATTCCAGAGCCTTATGATTTTCGAAGACGATGACATCTTCGCATTTCAAGACTGTCAGAATGCGATGAACCTGGCCAGCGATAGTTTTCGCAATGGCTTCAAGATCAAGTTTCGTTTCAGTCTTAAACGTGAAGTCGATCTTTTTGAAGACCGATACGCTCAGAGTCTTTCCGTCAACACAGAACATTTTTTCCTGCGTCTTATCGAACGGGAACACTTTGAGCTTTGACTTTTTCTCGTCGTCTTCCTTCTCCGATGTTTCTTTTTCAGAAGAATCTCCCTCTTCTTCTGAACCCTCCACTTCGTCCGAAACCGTTTCTTCAACCGCTTCAGTAGATTCGTCTTGTTCATCCTCAACAAGAGAACCCACTTCAACAACGCTTGAATCCACAACCTCGGTTGTACCGTTTTCGGAAGCTGCCTGTTCAACTTCCATTTCTTCTTTAGCCATAATAGGCCTCCTTTGTTATGAGTCACAATATTTACATCGCGGCTCTTTTTCATATTGGTATGTATTACTTGTTTTTAAGTTTTACACACCTCATTATTATAATATATAACTAAAAAAAATATGGGCGTCCGAAGACGCTCCATATTTTTTTATTTTTTGTGCATCAAGTTAGTCGCGTTTGATTACAAGATTGCCATCTTTAAAACTGATTTTTGAATCAAGTTTGACTGCTTTTTTGTAATATTCCCCACCATCATACTTTAAGCAGATCAAATGACAACCATCACCCATCGGAACCAGTTTATCAACAAAATATCCTTCCATGTCTTCAGGAAGAGGATCCATCTTATAGATTGAACCTGTTGTTTTGTCGACAACCCAAATTTGTTCTCGTAGGGCAACCACAGCTTGTCGATCAGAAGAATTCTTCCAAACAACATTTAATTTAACTGTAGTAGGAATATTTTCAGAGATACCAATGATATCACTGAAACCCAACGTTCCATTACCAACAATACGTTTGGTATCTTTAATTTTTAAGTCCATTGTTCCTCCAATTTATAGACTAAAAAATATAAAAATCAAACGGCTGATAATCGACGCAAAAAGCATATATTGCCAAACCATCAGCAACAGGCGAGCCGGGTGGGAGGGGAAAAGCTCACATGCATTAATGCTATCTGCTATCAAAAACCAGCCGTTTGAATTTTTTTCTGAAAAAGATACCGGGACGGCAAGGTCTATAAACCGCCCCGGTAATGTTGGTGTCTAACCCGTTAGACCCATGCTATGTATCAATGCCGTCGTTCTCGACACCTTCCTAAGGGACTGTTCATCAATACATAGACCTGCGTTTCCACTCTCCTTGTTTCATGGGACGAGAGCAATCACGAACTTGCGTAGCAGGAATATTTTCGCGTGTTTACCAGGAATTGAACCTAGATCTTATAACCAAACACTTGCGCTATGTCGAACGATACTTTGGAACTCGGAGGACCAGATAAATTTCGTTCATTGGTTTGGTTTTGCTCTGCCATTTGAGCTATAAACACAAGTATGCTGAAGACGGGACTTGAACCCGTATGCTATTTACTAGCCAAGGATTTTAAGTCCTTTGCGTGTTCCAATTTCGCCACTTCAGCAAAAATAAAGACCCCACACACCTGGCATAGACGGCCGTTACGGAGGGCGGCTAAAGGCTACACGAGATGTGTGGGAAAAACGAGAAAGAACAGCGCGTATGATGTGTGCATTTACAGTTATGGAATATCGATACTCTTTTTTTAGTTTGAGGAGTGAAGAGCATCACCCATAAATGTACACCACTGTTCCAGTATTATAATATATAACTAAATTTTATTTACGTAAAAGAATCAGCATTTCATAAGTTGTTACTTCTTTTCCGTCCATTATCTTACTGTAAAAGCGTTTTCTATACTTTGTTTTATAATGATAGTATCTATGTTTTTCATCACAAATCCAGTCATTAATGTATTTCTGATAGAATTCTTCAAATTCAACATCAGTTTTAGCTGTAGAACGAGGAGCAATAATCAAAACCTTTAGTTCATCATAGTCTTTTATATACCGAAATTCAAGAGTCGTTGTTTCATCGATCTTGATTATTTCAGTATTTTCATCAGGAATTACTTTAGTTGGAGATTCACCAAATGCAAGAAGTGCACAAGGTAAACCAAAAAACATCAAAATTAAAATAACAGAAAAGATAATAAGTTTTTTATTCATTATATTTTTAATCTCCTTATATATAGATATATTTATTAGTTTATTAAAAAAAAAATAACCCTACTCACACCTTTCGGTGCTTTCGGGTTGCGGCGTTAGAGATTAGTCTTCGTCAGACATAATCTCTTTGGCAATTTCCTTGCCTTCCTTTACGCCTACGCGGATCGAATCCGCAAATGTCTTTACAAGACCATCTGTGACGGCCTTAAGCTTTCCGTTCTTGACCCAGTCGTGCAACTGGTCAAGTCCTTTGGCGCGTTCGTCGAAGAGTTCCTTAAGCTCTTCGACGCTAATTTCGCAGCTGGTTTCGCCGTTTACAACAGCCTTCATGTAGAATCCGTTTCCAGATTCGTCTCTTGTGGATGAATCTTTTTTAAAGATTCCAAGGACTTTCTCGATAAAGTTATTGTTGATTTTAGCACCAGTTGTAAAAACTCCGTGATACGCGTTAGAAAGTTTCATAGGTTTCTCCTGTGTTTTTATCTTATGACCACTTCTCTGTGGCGTGTTAAGTTTTCTCTCCTAACCGCTTTAATTTGTTTTTAAGGAACTCATACGTGTTCCTGTTCATTAGTATAATATGTGATTATGGGAGGGGGTTATAATAACAAAAAAATAAAGAGAGCCGGTTTTAGCCCTCTTTATCATACACAATTTTACCATAATACAAATAAATTAAAAAAAATTCAGGGTATATTTCAACCCTGAACTCTTTATTTTTCTTCCTTCTTGTTATCGTCTTTCTTTTTAGAAAGAGATTCTAAGATGAAGTATTGCATCGCCAGCGACGTTTTCACTGACGATACTGAAGTCTGAGGAACAGTTTGAGTTTGCTCTTTTTTAGCAGCTTCTCTCTGTTCCTCTAATCTCTTCGAGAATTCATCAGTGAATCTCGAAGATTTTCCCATGATGGTCTTGTTGATTTGCTCAACATTTTCAATAACCATGGGAATAATAGAATTCTCTATTTTCATAGTCCCACCTCACTATTATAATATATAAATAAAGGTTTAAATTTACTAACTTAAAATAATTCACTAGGAATAGAATCCTAGTGAATTTTTATTAATTAACGCTTATGATGCTTCTTCTTATTTTTCTTTTTGTTTGCAAGTTGAGATTGTTCATTAGCAAGTTTTCTATTTCTCCAACTGATATAAGAATCATTGAAGATAGAAGCCAAGTTATTCTGAATAAGAGACAACATGTCTTGTACAACTTCAAAGTAAGAAGAACGAACGACTGACAAATCAACTTCTTTCAAGATGATATCGTCTTTTTTGTCGCCAATGAACATGTCATACTGGTTCTTACCAAATGCTTCTTCACAAAGTTTATAAAGAGCATCGCCCTTAGAATTTTCTTCGGTAAATGTAACCTTGTATCCCAACTGATGCTGGAGAATAAGATTATTAAACATTGTAGCGAAGATCGTATCGCGAGTTTCTTTTGTATTCAAGTTAAACTTAATGAAATGTGTCAAGTTAATGATAATTTCACTGAAGATAAACATGTACATTGAATGTACAATAGAAACAATTGTGTTAATGCAAGCAGAACGTTTTTCAACTTCTGTCTTTGTTTCATCAGCAATTACAGCCTGAAGTTTAGAATAAGTGATGTAATTTTCATACTTATTCATGAAAGCATAATGCTTACCCCATTTCTTCAACTGAAGAGCTTCAACAGTCGGGAATGCTTTTGAAATTTCAACAATTGTCTTTGAATAGTCATCAATGTTAATATCGTTACGAGGATTGAAATCCTTATACAACGGATCTTTTTCGAAAATGTCTTTTGTGATATACTTGATTCTCTCAAGATTGTCAGATCTCATCAAATCATTAATAATTTCATCAATGATTTTATAGATTTTTTCAAAGATATTTCCACTTTGCGATGTGATAACACCATTATTGTCAAGTTTTTCTTTAAGGATATTTAATTCCTTATCTTCAACCTTTTCAATAGTGGGATCTTTGTTTACGATCAAAGCATAACGAATAACTGTTGTAAAGAAATCCAATGACTGGAAATCTCTCTTGATCAACAAACTGATATCGATATTGTCTTTTGACTGGATATGAGAAATATAATTCTGCAATCCAAGAATGAAACGATCTTCGGAACGATCAATGAATTCATAACCAAAAATGTTGTATTCTTGTGAACTCAAATACTTAACGAAGTAACGTTTAATCTGTTCAGCAAACATCGGAGTAACGTACATCTTCTTAATAAGAGATTCGTCAATTTCCTTTGTTTTATCGAGTTCTTTAACGGATTTGTTTTCAGGATTGTACCAAGAATCTGTGAGGCGATATTCGTCAACGATATAATCTCTCAACGATTTAAGAGTTACAGCTTTGATGAATTTTTCAGCAACCATAGATTCAGCAAATTCTTTTTCAAGACGTTTTGATTCTTGCTGGATCATAGCCAAAACAAGACGAGAATCCTCATATCCCACAGTACAAGACTTGAAGTATTCAAGATCGTCTTTATCGGCTTCGCTCTTATCGACTGCTTCTTTAGTTCGCTTGTAATCTTCGATAGCATCTTTAGCCATATGAATATATGTGTCCAAAGAATTAACATCGAAATAATCACTTACCGCAGCATTGAAAATTTTACAAGTCTCTTCTGTAACTTTTGGTGTCACACCATCTTCTTCGAATTCGATCTTGTCCCAATCGATATTTGATTCTTTAGCAAGTTTAAGCATATAATCTTTTTGCTCTTGCTTGATTTGGTCTTTTGTAAGTTCAGCTGATTCTACAGGTTTTGTTTCTGGAGAAACAACTTCAACGATTTCGTTGTTTTCCAAATCCGATGAATCTTTTTCAGGCATAGAAACATCAATAACTGTAGGATTCTTTACCTCTTCAGTATTTTTCACTTCGGTATTCTGATTCTCACCCATTCTATAACTCCTTTATTGTTTTATAGAAAAAAATTTATATAACTATATTCATTATCATTTTAAAAAATATAAAGTCTACCCAAAATAGGGTAGACTTTTAATATAGTTAGTCACCAGAATCGTTATTGTTGTTAGAATTACTATTGCTATTGTTGCTAGAATTGATAAGATTTTCCGTTTCTCTAACAAGTTGTTCATAATATGTGACAGCTTGATTGAGACGATTCTCATAATCCTGTATCTGTTTATACGCAGTTTCATACTTTTTCTTAGCAGAAAGCATTTCTTCTCTGGCAGCAATATTTCGTTCAGACTCTCTGTTCATAAGTTTTGTCTGTTCGTATTCACGATTCAGATAATCTGTGAACATTCGAGTTCGTTCTTTTTCTATTGTATCGATAGATTCTTTCGGAACATAGACTGAATCATAAGTAATGTCAACCTCTTTATCAATCAAAACGAAATCTATCAATTCATTCAGTTTGTTTTTGATTTTAGTTTTTATTTCTGTCAAGAAGTTGTTTCGTTCTTCTTCAGAAGTAAACCGTCGAAGTAGTGGATATACAACAACGTTAAGATTGTCGCATTCCACGTACTCAAACGATTTCGATTTATCAATCAAGGATTCAGGAATAAAAACTTTTTCGTCATCTAACTGTAAAGGCTCTAATGATGTAACAAGTCGGCAAATGTATATGGTGGTATTAGGACGAATCGCAGCATAATACGAACCCATTCCCAAACCTATCGGCGAGAAGAATCGTTCATAAATGTTATAATTGTCCTCATTGCTTGCAACGTTGTCGATATTTGTTGTACCAATAACAGAGCAAATAATTTTTTCACCACCATATATTTCAAGAGTCGAAATGTTGTAGATTTTCGAAAGTTCGATTGAATCCAACATTAGTTATTATTTCCTCCGACGGGTTTTCCTGACTCGTCGATTTCGTCAGAAACATTTGCGCCAAAGTTCTTACCAACTTGAGCATAGACATTAAACTGCACAGCGTTCAATGTAAATGATGCTTTATTATGATATACAATATCACCACCATCAATCACGTCATCACTGCCGTCAAGTTCTTGATTTTTGCTTGCAATAGACTGATCGTATGTCACGTCTTGAGAATACTCAATAGGAATGTTGTACAATACACCATAACGAGGTTTAACTTTGAAAATTCCACCAGTAACACCACTTTGAAACATGTTTTCAGTGAGTTTAATAAGAATCATCTGCAATGTTTCAGCTGGAGAAGTCGGAGAAATTTTAGAAGCTCTGAACAATTCAGGTCTAAAGTTTTCAAATCCCTTCAATCCTGTAATAACACGACCATTAGAAGTAGTCAAACCACTTGTGGCAATTGCTACCCACGGGAAGTTGTACGGGAATTTTACGCTATCTCCACCAGATGTTTCTTCCAAACCACCAATGTGGAAAATTTCTGTTGGTGGACTTTCAACAATTCCACTATTATCAACAGAAATTGAAAATGACTTGTTGATTAATTTTGCTGTAGAAACCAATGCCGGCATAGTCATCGCAGCATAGAAGTTATCAGGATTATATAAATCATCTTCTCTAATATAGTGTGAATTTACAACAGGAGCAATTGAAATTTCTGCTTCTTTAAACAATGTCGGATACATTTTGGCCAAGAAGTTCGTCAAAGAAACATCATCGGTTTTGTGTCCAATTGTCTTAAATGGCTTTGTAGGATCATCGTCGACATGAGTGCTGTCATAGCAATCTTTATGCAACTCCAAAAGATAATGTTTTACTGATTCTTTTATTTCTTCTTGTGTCGGTGCTTTCTTTCCTCTATAGAAGATATAGAAAATCTGATATGAAAGGTTGCCTTGAGTATCATGACCTAAGCTATCAAGCATTCTCCATCCGATTTCTGTTCCTTCTTGAGCAACTGTTTTTCCATCGTTAGTAAGAAACGGAGAATATCTCGGAACTCTAAGGGTTGTATAATTAGAGTAATCTCCAAGTTGCATCGTTTCTTTCATCTTGGCGATGAATTGAAGATTAATTTCCTGATCGGCTTCAGCTTCATTTGTAGAATCAGATACTATGAATTTTCCACGTATTGAGAATTCGCCATCTGCAGGTTTCGGCAAAAGCACATTCTGGTAGTCATTATCATAAAGATTGAACTCATTGTCAGTAGTAGGATATCGATATGCTTCGCCACCAAATTTTACACGAAGATCGTTATCGAAGTTTTGATCATTATATGTCCAAACAGGCAATTCTGTAGATCGCTTTGCACCACTTGTATTCAAGTCAAATGCATCAGGATCAAAATAAATATCAAAATTTACCTGCTGGCGATACTGAGAACCATTAGCTTCTACCGGAGCTGCAGCAAAGTTAAGAGAGAATTTTATGTGAGAAATTCTCGCTTTGCCATCAGACTGACGGAAGAAACACTGAGCGCCGCTAATACGACCTGTACCATTATCACTTATCGCACCAGGACGAATATCGATACCTGGTGTTAGTTTTTCATTTGATATTCCATAAAAGCCTTCACTGGCATTTAAACGATCGATAGTTTTTGCAATAGCAATAGTTTTATTTTCCGAAATATCACTATCAGGATTATCAGCAGTTCGCAAGCTTGCAGGATCTTCTGTGCTAAGAGCACTATTAATGAAACTACCACTGAGTGGGTTCCAAGTATATCCATCGCGCAATCGCACATTTGCACTACCATTGACTTCACCTTCTCCAGTAGGTTTAGTGCCAACTGTATCAGGTGTCAAGAAGTACAAATATAAAACTTTCTTAAACGCTGAACTTCTGGTATCACTTGTGAAATTATTCTCAACAAACAATGTTGTCAATACAGCAAGACCATCAGATGAACCGTTTTTATCAGTATACCAATAATTTGCTTTATCAGAAATTATATCTAACGGTATTATGGGTGAAGATGAAATGCCTTCTACACCACCATTAAGTTCTGCTATTCCAGAACTCTTAGCGATTTCGTTTTCATATCTCTTAATAAACTCCAAGAAAGTAATTACTTTCTGCCAGAAGATATGATAACGCAATTCGTTATTATCAAGCAATTGGTCATATGATGTGGAGCCCAAACCGGATGCGCTATTTAACGCACTTGAAAGTTTTGCAGTTATTCCACCTTCACCATTGCCCAAAGAATAGTTAGGAGAAATTTTCTTAAAGAATTTTTGTAGATTTGTATCTCCATCAGGTTGATGAAGCATCAATGTACTTATGTATTCTTCAGAGCGATCATATCGTAGTTTAGATGAATCATATGTTGTTCCACTAGCAGGAACTATACCATTGTAAGTATCTTGTTCTCCAGAATAGTTGTTTGAAATTTCAACAATATTCGGGTGATTCATGTAAATTTCGCGCAACGTTGTACCAAATACTGGAGTTTCTGAAACTTCAATTTCTCCATTAGGTTTTTGATAAGCATCGAAACCGAATCGTTCATTCAGTTTATGATTTATCGGGTAATCACGCGAACCTTTAATAAAGAAAAAACCAGTCAAAGTGTCGTTTTTAGGTATGACTGGGGGTGTGAAATCATTATCAGCCATGTTATATCTCCATTTGTTAATATTTTCGAATAAAATTCTATATATTAATGTTTTTTGCACTTAATTATAAAAAAAAAGAAAGAGGATATTTAATCCTCTTTCTTTTCTGCCGCGTTTTAGAACAAATCTTTCAACGCGTCATTTGACATGGACTTGGGTTCAAAGCGATCTGCAAGTTCGGCAGCATCGGCGGCTACAGTAGCGAAACCTGTTGAATGTTCCTTTACAACTGCAGCTTTCTTGTCGTTTGCAACTTGTGTCCTGTGCAGATTCTCTTTGAGATCTTCAACGATGGCATTCAATGATTTGAAACCAAAGAATCCAATCATGGAAGCTCCAATGAGGTCTTCTGTCATTTTGTCAGTGACGATTCCTGACTTTTCAACCTCGAAGAAGATAGGAGTAGTGTCAACACTGGTGACATCAATTGATGAAATCATGTTGTTTGCATTTTTCTCCTCGACTCCGAGATCGCCGTCATTACGCAGCATTTTCACAGTGCGTGTAACAGACTGTCCACGCGGTACCACGTAATTGAATTGATTTTCTTTGGTTATGCTTGTGAATGATGAACATCCACTGATGCGCAATGTGTTGATCTTGTCTTGAAGGTCCATACACTTGAGAGATGAATTCATCTCTACACCAAAGAATTTCACCCAAGGAGCAGCGGCTCGAGCATTGATAATGTCGAACATCTCCTCAGTGTTGGCGTACTTCACAGAGCTCGGCAAGTTATTGTCGAGAATGAAGAAGTTACCAATTCCAGCATCGATTGACTTCTGGATGTCCAAGAAGCACTCAATGTTGTTTTGCAAGTTTGTAACACCTGAGCTGATCTGACATTTCGGAGTCAAACCAATAACTACAGGGCGAGGAATCTCGTTTGTTACATCGTCGATCGGGAAATCATGTTCACCGATTCTGAATGATTTAACCGTGTTCATGTAGTTTGCCAAAGAGGCGGTGAACATCGGTCCGAGACCAGATCCAGTACCACCATCAGAACTGAAGACAGTCATAATGATTGTCTGCTCTGTCGGATGGAAAAGTACTTCCTCATAGTAAGCGATGAATGTCTGCAAGGCATCCATGGTCTTGTCATCGCTGTACACGTTTGTCGCAGCGAAGTTTTTGAAATATGCTTTCGCACGATTTCTGTTTTTACCGGCACCGTCAGCATTCTGGCCACCGATTTTAAATTTGTAAGCTTCAGGAATAGGAATCTGTGCCAAATCCTGATCTGATGTGTTGACAGCCAAAAGTGTAGGATTGTTCGGAAGAACTCTTGCGAGTGTCATTCCCAAACGTCCACCACCTTGACCCATTGTTACGATTACAAATCGTAACTTTTCTTTGCTTTTTGCACCATCCAAAACTGTGGGCGATGCTTGTGTTTTAGGAGCAGCCTGAGCCACTTCAACCTTTTTTTCCTGTGGCTGCTTGGCGTTAGCTACCACGTTTGTTTGAACAGTTTCCTGTTCATTTGAAATGTTGTTGTTTTCCATTGGATCCATTAGAAAACACCTCCTTCATTATTGTTGAATACCCTTAATAAAATATATAATTTATTAATTCTTTATTTTATGCGTTTTCTTCTATATTAGATGTATTTTCATGGTCAGTTTCAAATATTCTTTCAACATTTACTCGAAGTTTGTACTTTTTGTTTAGCTTAGCGCAAATATCCAATACCAGCATATAAACATACAAAGCGAGAAACAACGAAACCGACATTGAAAGAATAAAAATTGCACTTCGTATGATATATTCATACCATTGCATTGAAATTGGGATATTATATAAAATTAAAAACCCAAATATTGCTGTAAATGCAAATGTGATCAAACCAACACATAGAAAACAATGTGATGACCAGAAAACAATAAAGTTTTTGATTCTTTTACGCGTATTGTCCATATTTTCTCCTCCACGCATTTATAAAATATATAATTTTATTTCCTTTTATATTATGAGTAAAAACATGTCAATATAGTTTAAATAATAAAGGAGTCACAATGTGGAAATTAAAATTACAAAATTTACGATTATTCGTATTGTTGTCGTTGTTGTTCTCTGCGTCGGTTGTTTTTGCGCAGGAAGATTTATCCGATTTGGAAGAGTTTCAGGCGCTAGCGAACAGCTTATCAGCGGAATCGTACAAGCAGGAAATGACACAAATAAAATCATTGACCAGCTTGTTGCTTCAGGAGCTTCAGCAGAATCCGCAGCAAGATATGGACAGCTCATTGATGGAGTCATTAGAGAACTGCGAGAAGAAAATGAAAAGCTCGGAGTATCAACAGATGAAGCTATCAGAGCAATTGAAAGTAATAAACGAATCGCAGACATTGTCCAATCGGCTTCAGCAAGCCTATCTCAAACAACAAACGATGCTCTCGGAGACGCAATTAAACGCGCTGAGGATTACGAGCGACTTATTGCAACATTACAAGAAGCTGTTCGAAATTCTTCAGAAAATAATAACAAGTCAGAATGATGACATCAAAAATGTTGTCGAATCAATGCAGCAAGCGTTAAATAATGCGAATAATGTCAAAACACAACTCGATTCTTGTTTGATTCTTTCTAAAAAACAAGCTGAAGAAATTGAAGCTTTAAAGAAAAAAACAAAAGGATTGAAACGAGCTAGAATAGCGTCACTATGTATTACTGCTACAGGTTTAATTGTTGGTGGAATTGGTGTATTGCTAAAACAAGATGATGCTACAAGAAACATCGGTAATTCTTTAGTAATTTGTGGTGCTACTGCTATAGGTGCGGGTGCTACAACATTCGCTATTTCGATAACAATTCCTTTTTAATTAAAAAAAAAATACCCCACATTAATATATAATGTGGGAGAAGTAAATTACCTAACATGTTGCCGGGTTACCGGATCGATGTGAGTAATCTTAATAAACTCTTCGCGAGTCAAGAATTTCACACCGGAAACATGTTCATCTACCGCTCCAGTCGAGTCTGGAATAGGGTAGTGGTACGGATATCCATGGACAGCGTACATGTGGTATTCCTCCTGTAACAGGGAGATTTAGGAGAGGTGGTTGCAGCCACCTCTCCTATTTATTTAACCTGTCTACTATTAATATAATATATAATTCAAACAGATGACAAAAATATATAAATTCCGATTAAAATCTATGTAAAGGAGTTAAGAAATATATGATTAACGAGTTTCTTATTGAAAAAAGCGATGTTGTTGATACAAAAGACACAACGATGCAGAATACCAATGATGTCGTGAAAGAGATTTTGGATGGCGTAACAAATCACTACGATTTGATCAAAGCTATCGAAAAATATAACGATGATAACAAACTTCCGTTGAACAAACGCGTTAAATATTCAATTTTGGTTGGTGCGGCATACATTAGTGTTGCTAAAGCCACTGAAGTTGGAACAGAAACATTCCTTGTAACCAGTTATGATTATACTGGTTCTGCTTCTTTTGAATATGATGAAAAAGGTAAAATGACAAAAGGTTCTGCCAGTTTATCAACGCATATGATTAAAGCCGCCGATGTTCTCGATGTCGTAATCAAAGGTTATGATAAAGATGTTATCGATCCTATACAAGGTAATAAAACTTTGGACGAAATCAGCGAAAGCGAATTGATCCGCAAGATAACTGATCTTGATCAGAATACATTCCATTATGTAACATCTGGTCAGTATCGTTCATATATTGTTGCTATTTGTAATGGCTTCAAGAAAGAACATTTGAACGAATACTCTTACACGATGAAACCTGCTGCATATAACTTGTATCTCAAGTTGATTACAAAGTACTTCAATGTGCTTAAAGAAATCGTAATCGATTCTTGTAATGCTACTGAGAAAAACAGTTTCGCGATTAGTGTTCAAATGCAGCGTGACGGACAACCAATTCAAGTTCAAGTTATGGCTCAGTATTCTACTGGAAACAAGTTTACTATCGTTGATCTAGGAATGAAAACCGATGAAGTATATGAAACTTTCCTGAAGGCGTACTTCGATAAAAAGATGAATGAAAATGATCAGTTTGTATTTACTGATGAATGTAAATTAGAACTTTCTCAAAAGATTTTCACTTCTGAAGAAATTGAAAACTACAAGCGTTGTTTGGATTGGGAACATATAAAGTTCGATTCAAACGGCAATCCTTATTGGACTGAGTAAAAATAAAATAGTGGAGACAAATGTCTCCACTATTATTTATTATTCGCCATTTGAGTTTGGATTTGGATCAGGAATAGGATCTGAAGAAGGCATTTCTCGTGTATGGAAATCGTATTCGTCACTATCCGAGTTCATATATTCGTCAGAAAGTGTCGAATGCTTTTCGTTAAATGCACTAACTCGTTGAGCGAAATCTTCTTGAGATTCATCTTCTCCCAAAACCGGTACTTCTGCAGCTCTAGAATGTATAACGTATTCTGTTGAAGATATTGCTGCCATAGCGGCGCTTATTTCTTCATCTCTATTAAGGTTTACACCTTCATAGTCGTAGTTCGTAATAAAATCTACAAGTAGGTTATTTAGAACTTCGTTATCGTCAACATCGAATTCTGTACGAGCTTCAGCATAGAACATCAAATCATTGTATATATCAGAAGCTTTTTCGATAGAAAGCATAAAAGCGTTTAACAGATCAATGATTTCATACAAGTCTGTAGAAGTCTTTTCGATATCTTGTCTATTATCGTATGCTTTCTCAAGTACATCATGAAGAATACCTAAGAAAGAATTGTGGAATTCCCTAATAGTGTATTCTTTTTTCAAATTATGAATACTGTAAACAAACTCATCTATATCGTAACTAATTTTGTCTATATCGTAAACTAATTTATCACGATAAGAAAGAATGTAAATAATTTTACGATTTGGATCTGTAACAAGTGCTCCAAAATCACCATCTGAGATAGTTGTATGAGAAATATCTACGAACTGACAAGTATTAGTCTCACCAGTTTGTACCACTCCAACACGAACACCTAAGTTCGAATTATTATTTGAAGCAGCAATGATTGTTTTTTCGTAGCTTGAAAGAATCCAAGAACCCTTGTTAATATCTGTTCCAACGAATCCATTTTCAATATTCTGGAAATATCGAATACCAAGAGCATTCTTTTTATTCGTAGCAAACAAATGAGTTTCATCAAGAGAAACAAGAGTCCATTCGTCTTTACTCATATCTCCACTAGCAAATGCATCATGAATATGACCAGCAGAATCATATGTTTTGTATCCAAGCTTATCTGTTTTAGATCTACTGAACACAATACCATTTAATTCAACAAATTCATTATCAGAAATACTTACTGTAGGTTCATAAGGTACAAGGTCACCATCTTTTTTCGCCATTCGTCGAATATTATTTGATTGATCATTAAGCATTATGTAGTTATCAAGAATAACGCATTTTGTTACAGCTATAGAATTTGGTTGTAAACTATTTGATATCGAATTGTGACTTGGATTTGGAGGAGAATTATATCCTATCGAATTGGAATTATTTTCTGTTTGGAACTGTACCCATTTGACTCCAGTATTTGTCGCAAAAACAAACGTACCATCTCTTTCTTCAATGGTGATCGGTACGATAAGTCCATTGATAATAGAATCAGGATCATCAAAATTCTCCAACTCGTTAAGATTAAATAATCCCGATGCATGTCGTGTATGCAAACAAATCGGATCTCCAGATGGAGTTCCTCCCATTACATATAAATCGTAAGTATGGGCTTCAGATTCTTGTTGTTGTCCATTTTCTCCAGAACCAGTGGATGATCCTGTTCCACTGTTGCTTTGAGTTTTGTATATATTGTCTTCAACAAAATAAACCAAGTTTGTTATTGAACGAATAGTATTGTATCTACAAGGTTGGAACTTTTTAGTATAATTAACGGACCATATCGATCCTGGTGCATCAGAAGCGTAAATCAAATAGCCGCTACTTTCAATCTTTTCAAATTTCCATTCGGAACCTCGATCTGCCCCGTTATTGAATTTTGACATGTCCCAATACTTAAAACCGTTGTCATTCGTTCCACAAAGTAGTACTATTCCAAGAGAAGAAATATATTTAAATTCATAATTCTGAGCATCAGAAACATTAGATTTGTAAATTTTGGAGTTACTGAGGAACCAAATTTCATTTTCGTCATTTATAAAGAATACGTATTTGCCATATTCTTGAATAGAAACCCAATTGCCAGATGTGACATTCATTTGCTCCAATTCGTTTGTAGATTCGTTCAGATGCCAGATACCATTGTTTTTAGTATTATCCGAACCTCCGAAGAATGTTCCGTTTTCTTTAGAAGCAATACAAGACATCCAGTCCCCAGTTTCAACATTTGTATACTTAATGCGTTTTGTATTCAAATCATATCCGAAGATACCCTTTCTATCAAATCCGACAAACTTCGTAGTCATCAAGTCTTTGATACTATACAAAACGTTTACAAACGTATTTGTTTTATCGTTTATTTTCTTAATAACTTTTCTAGCATTATCATACAATGTTTTCAAATAAGAAGATAAGAATTCATAATCGTATAAGAATACAGATTTAGCAAAACCTTCATTACGAATGTTGTTTTCAAACAAACGAATAGCCATTTTGAACAAATGGATAATCTTGTTTTTCTGTTCGTTGGTACCTAAATCGAATACAACTTCTTCATAATTCAAAACATCAATACCGACAAGAATCTTGCAGTTATCATTAAGAGAAATGTTTGTAGAATAATTAAAACATTGTATGAGAGAACCAGGTTCACGTATATTTTTGTAACCAAATACAAACGTTACTAGAGTTTCAAACAAGTTTTGATATCCAGTGATAGCATACTTTTCCATTGAGTTATAAAAACGTGTTAACCAAGAAATAATCATATCACGTTTTTCTATCATCGGTATATTTGAAACATATCGCATGTATGAGACAAGTTTATTGTTTGCACTCATACTGTTTTTGAGTTTTTCACTAATCGTCACATTTGTGTTATGGTTTACGCCATGCACTGAGTCATTATCGGAACTTGTGTCGAATAGATCATATATCTTATCTTGATCACCAAAGATAGTTTCGAGTTCTTCTTTAGTTACAGGATCATCGACATTTGGATCAAACTCCATATTAGGATCGAATTTGAATGTCGAGTTAACTACTTGATCTACAACTTCCCCATCGAGACCAATATTTTTAGCAGGATCCAACATGTAATCTTCAAATTGTTTACAATAGTTGTAAGCTGAAGCTTCGAGAGCATCAACAGCACCATAACCAGCTTGAATAGCAAGGGCTGATCCAAGAATAGCTTTAGCTTTATCCAATGCTGAAGCATTTGATTCTTCTGTCGGATATTTACATCGTTTATAGAATCCTTCATTAATCATACGTTCTTCGCCAAAGATTGCTCTAGAAGAAAGAAGAACATAAATCTGTTTTATATTACTATTTCTAGGAAGAACCCAACCCTCAATATCATCTTCAAATGCATCTTCTAATGCAGTATCGAGTCCTTTGTCTCTGTATTTAACTTTGTTTTTTATATCGTTTTGACCTTTTTCTTTATATTTTTTCTTTGATTGTTTAGCGACTTCATCGGCACCTTGCATCAAAGCAACCATACTAACAGTTTCAGATTGCTTAAATAATGCACCCATGACATTGTTTTTAAGAGTTCCGATGCCATTTTGAGCTTGAGCATGTAAATAATCTTTACCTTTTTGTGTAAATTCACTGAATTTTGAATCAGCATATCCAGAAAGACCCATACCAGCAGCAGCTTCTCTTAACGACTTAACTGTAGAGGAGTTATTAATTCTGTCTCCAATAGTTCCTCCGACTTCGTTAAGCTTCTTACTACCGAAATCCATTATTTCACTTTCACCGGCTTCGATTGCGCCGTTTACAGCATTCTTTATAGCGCCACCAGTTAAGCTATTGACCTTATTAAGAAGGTAATTTCCGCCGCCTTGTTGATCAGCAATTTGGTCAGCCAATTGTTTAGCCATCATTGTATTGACCATTTTGTCTGTTTCACTTTCTTCATGTTTTTTCTGAATAGGCATCATTATATCTAAGTCAGAAGAATTAATAAAATATTTGCGATTATAAACTTTGTCGCTAGTTCCAAACATTCTTGGAGTAACAATATCACCATACAAATCGAAAAATTTTCTAAGTTTTGTAGGAGTCAAATAAGTATACGAATAAACAATTAATGTTTTCGTACCATTGACAATTAAACTTTTAATAAATTCGATATTCTTTTTGTATTCAGCGATTTGATCTCTAGCTATTTTATATGCTTCGGTTTCGGTATATTTTTTATCAGATCCTTTTCCAAGAGCAATATCAGTCTCAAGTCTTTCTATTTCTTTATTGAAAGTTATATACTGTGCATACAGTTTATCGAAAATATATAGAAGATTTTTGAAACAAGAATTTGATGCACAAAGCTGTATATCTTGAGACAATCTTGAAAACTTGATATTATAGTCTATTTCGTATTCACCATCACAGAACTCAAGTGTCTTAACCCAGTCTCGAGACAAAGCTTGTGTACGTATATAATGGTCATGATAGGCCAAGTCTGCGCCAGTATAATATAGACCCTTGATACCAAGAGAGAATATTTCATCGGTAATATAAATAGCAGATTTTACACTCTTTGTAAACTGCTCAGCAATGTTGCCTACATATGTAATAGCGGCGTCTTTTAATTTATTTAGACCATCATTAGCCATGGTTTTAAGCATATCCAAACCTTGGTTAAGATAATCTGTCATATATGATTTGAGGTCAATTGGTATTTTTATATTGAATTTGCCAGCAACTCTTTCAGCAAGAGCATTGAGTTGTGTAATCCTACCATCAGCAAAAGATTTAACTCCAGACGAAACTTTGTCTGCTATACCATTGAGTTTGCCAGATAGTCTATTTCCAGCAGCATTTCCGATAGCAGAAATACCTTTTTGTATAAAACCAGATGACCCAGAAGATGTTTCAGTAACTTCGTTATCGTAATTTGATAACGCATTGTTAATAGGTTCTGCCATAATAAAATATCTCCTAAAGTTATATAAGAATGTCGATTTTTAATAAAACAAACAAAAAATACAGTGCTATCACTAGGATAGCACCATTTTTTATTTCTTTTCTTGTTCTTCGTGATTTTCAGGAGGCAGCAACATTAACTTAGTAGTTAAGTCATTCATCAAGGTTTCGACAGTTTTCTTAACATATTCATCAACCATATTAAGTTTCTTAATACGTTTATCCAACATTCCTTTCTTTAACTCACCAAGTTTAAAAAACATATCCTCAAAAACAAGACGATTTGTTTTTTCAATATCTGTAATTATTTCTTCTAGTTCAGATTTTTTAAATGCAGTAAGCTCAATAGTTTGAACATTTAAAGCTTGCTGAGTACATTGATTTAATTCATCTATATATTTATTAGCGCGTGATCTATCTTCGATAATAAGATCAAAACCATTACGTTCAATAATGTCTTTACTTTTAGTAGTCCACAATTCACGAATAGATTGAATCATATCCGAGATAAAGAAATATTCACGAGATTTTCGAATATTCGTATTATCAAATGGTGTAACTTCACAAGCATACGCTATAAGTTTTTCATAGTATTTGTTAATCAATGTTGAAAATGTTGAAGAAAAAATATCATTAACTTGATTTTCATAGTTAGATTCTATAGTGTGAATCGTGTTTATAAGTTCAATTGTTTTTGATACGACTTGATTTGTTTGATTACTGATCAATATGTCAAGCAATGAAATGAATGAGTTCGCATCCATATTCATTATACCGTAATTGCGATTTTCAACGGCATTTTTGTTCACGTATTGTCTATTTTTTATTTTAAATTTGCCGATTTCTATATATTCGGAATCTTCGAATTTTTTAGAAATAAATTTAGCTATGCCCATTATTAAACCAAATGCGGCATAAACTATAATAACAACACATACGCAAACTAACGCAACAAACCACAAGTTTTCTTTTATTATAGTATACAAATTTTCGTATGAGTTTACATTAGCAACAGCGTTTTCCATATTAGTAATTCCTTATTTAATTATATTAAAATGTTCTCGGAGCAAAAAAAGAAAGGACCCGAAAGTCCTTTCTTTTCAGAATCGTTATTCAGTAGCGTCGTCGATTTGGTGTATCGAGTTGGCTTTATTGAATAACTTTTCTAATTCTTTTCCGTCTTCGTCTCCGTAATCCTGACCAGTATAGTTATCGATAATCTCGTTGAGCATATCGAAATTCTTTGTGGTCAAAACTGCGGAATACCAAAGAACAACCAAAATGAGCGATAGCATAATAGCATAAGCGCATTTTCTAGCAGCTACCATCTTTGGACTTTCGTCCGTTTGTGTTGTGATGAATAAGAAAACTGCCAGCACTATGCTAATGACAAGCAGCGAAATGTTTTCAAGGGACATGTCCATCATTTTGCTCCTTTCTTTTTCTTGATTGCATAGATCAAGTGTGAAATTCCATTTGCAATGCCATTGATTGCAGCAGCGCTTACACCAACAATCACCGCATCACAATAAATTTCACCGGTTGTTTTCGGGATAAGTTTTTTGTCTTTGCTGACAACTTTGCCCGAAACCTTGTCGATTGTTACTGTTTTCCTGTAATGATAAAACGGCAGATTCATTTCTGTCGTCTTATATTCCCATGACGGATTGTATTCCATTTTCCTCTCCTGTTTCGTTTAATTTCTTCCAGATATTGAATCCAGCATGAAAGGTTTTCTCCATAAGATCGAGATGACCATTCTCTGTCAATGCCGAGCGAATCATTTTCTTATTCCTAGAAGCAAACCTCCAACTTTTTTCTCGTATCAAAACACAAACTTCAGTCATGTCTTTGTTTACGAGGTCCTTTTCCTTCACCGGGAAAATTTTTATTTTGTCTATGAGACTTAGCATTGCTTCCTCCACTTGTCTTGACGAATCTCATACATAATCTTTGGATCACATACAGTTACGCTCCAGACTGGACGATTATTCTTGGCGAACGTTACGCCTTCAACAAGCCATTTTTCATGCTCATTAATAAGTGCAACGGCGTCTTCGTAGTTGTTAAACTTGAAGACATGTTCGTCTGTTTCGTTGAACGGATACCAAAAGTCGTAAAACAACTCGTGCGCCATAACGTCGATATGTTTCTTGACCTCTTCGTCCGTAAGATTTTCCTTGACTGTTGGATTTTTGAACCATTCGGTTGTGTCGTTTATACGTTCCTCCAAAGTAGAAGGACGTCTAACGACAGTTCCGTTTGGTTGGTTGATGATGGTTAAATGCTTTTCCAACAAAGAACCACTTTCACCAACGACGCAGTAGAAACAACTTTCCAAAGAAATTTTGTCAAGAAGCTCTTTATAGTTTTCGGCGAAAAATTTACGGACTTCAATACGGCGAATCGGATCAACTACGATAATTCCACCTGTGCGAGGTCCCACAAACATTCCTTGCGAACTATAAAACCCATCGATATACCCGCATTTAAATGCGAGCAGCGCTGCGGTAAGGTCTCTCCAACCAAGATGATGATATTTGTCAACAACAGTCTTGAAAAACGGAAATGGAGCATTGAAATACTCTATTCCACGCAAGACTTCTGGCGCGTTGTCATCATCCATCCTACGAACATGCATTTTGTGAATGTCTGGATTTCTGTAATGAGCATACTTTTGCTTAATATGCTCGATTTTTCCGTCATCGTTTTTACGCTCGACGACTTCGACTTCAATAGCGAAATTGTACATTTCACTATTCTCAAATGGGAATTTTACCATAATTCCTACCTCCAATTATTTTGCTCACCCGAGCAGCAATTAATAATACTTATCTCTAAGTATATCCATCATTAATATAATATGTAATCAAAAAAGAAAATAATGTAGAGGCAAAATGCCTCTACATTTAAATTAGATCTTGTATTGTTCGTACCCAGGTTCGCATGGTTCATCTCTATTCCAAGATGGACCAGAGCATCCTCCATACTTTGCTGGGTCAACCAAATGTTTGCAATCTGTGCAACAACCTTTTCCAACATATTTAGGATTATTATTGCACCATTCCTTAAGTCTATCAAGGTTACTCATGTTTTTGCCTCCTCAGTATTATAATATGTTTCTGATAATCTTTTAACTAATGCGTCGTATAATTCATTTTCATCATACGTTGAAAAGAACACTTCGCATGCAGATTGTGAAGTATATTCACCCAACTGCAATCTTCCTTCAGAAGTAAATTGATAGCAACTTTCATTAAGACGTTCTATCACAGGAATGCTAAATACGAAACGCCTTTTCATTCCTTTAGATTTTTTATTAGGAATGAAAAATTCTATTGAATATTGATATGCTGCTCCAAAACCACATTCATAAATCTCTCCAATAGTAACACCTTTGAGATCTTTGTACACAAACTTTTTTATTTGGTCAAGTAGCATGTCGTACACACATTCCTCATTTGGTTTCTTTCGTGGTTTTCGTTTAAGTTTTGGTTTATCGATATTTATCCATTCCCATGCTTGACGTAAATATGGTTGAAACATATAATAATTAACATTTGATTTAATCATTTCAATTCGTCGTTGTTTAGCACACTCTAAAAGAGTAGTGTATTTTTCAACATCATATTCAAGAGATGATACAAGATCTTTTGCTTTTTGTATTTGAACTTCTGGTGTTTCTCCGCCACCATACATATCACCCATTCGGTTAAACATATCTTTCCTCCATAAAGATATATACAAAAAAGAAGTCCAGTTAAGGACTTCTTTTGTATTAAAGTTTGTAAGAAAGCATTCCTACGATTGACACAGGAACTTTCTTAGGAATCTTATCAATATCAGAATTTCTGATGTTTTGCATAGATATTTGAGAAGTTGAATTCTTTCCTATCATTATACATTTATAATCTTTATTTTTTGTATCGATCTTCGAAACACTTGTGAACTTAAAGTCTGGCGAAATGTTGAAGATTCTCTTAGGTTTATTTACTCTATTAGTTTCTTCAAGGATATCTTGATTAACCTTTAGAATATACGAATAACCTTCTTTATCCGTTATTGAACAAACTCCGCTTTCATCAGTGAAACGTTCTATCTGAATCAACGAAACATCGTTACCATCGCCGAATTCAATCATAACTCCAGCAGCAGTTCTTCCCAATTCTGGAATACTGTTTGTTGGAATAAACTGATATCTTCCGGTGTCGGTTATAAACAAACAATAATCTTTTGTTGTATCAACATTCTGAACAATTTTGTTCGTTCCAGCCTGAATCGCTTGTTTACCAAATGTTTCGATAGACGATATTTTGATTTTGTTAGAATCTGAAACAGCAATGTATTTGTCTGTCTCTGAGTAAATCGGAATTACTGCTGAGATAACCGGTTCGTCAGAAATAGAAATCCAGTTGTTTATTCCAACTATGTCAGAAACATTTATACGTTTCGCTGTACCATCAGTCATGAAAATTATTACACCAATCAAATCTTTAGTCACATTATGACTTCCAATTATCTCTTTAGTATTCTTTCCATTAACCTTTACTGTTTTGATTCCATTCATCAATGTTTTACCATTAATGATATTATTCAAATCAAAGATTGCATATTGATTGTGTGACCAAAGAATTATACCGTTACTCATTGGAATAGATGTGACTACTGTTGCTTCTTCGTTATCATCCATTAGCACTGAACGTCTTGGTCTACCATATTTCGCACGAATCTTTTCCAAATCCGAAACAATTTCTTCATCAATTTTCTTGATCTTTATATCAAGTTCGGCAATTTTATCCTTACATTCTTCGATAGCTTGAATAATTTCTTCTTTCGATGACCTACTCAATTGATTTATTTTCATGTTGCTTATTGCATTAGCTTGAATAGGTGTAAGTTTGAATTCTTTTACCAAATAATCAACGAATTGTTGTTCATTATCCAACTTCTTAGCGAATGCAAGAATTTCATCAACGTTATCGTAGATTTGATACTTACCTTCAAGAATGTGGATTTGTGTAGAGATACAAGACTGATGATAACTGATCTTTCTCAACTTTGTTGTGTACAAAGTATCATACCAATCAGCAACGATGTCTTTAATACTTACACGTTTTACAAACCTTTTATCACAGTAAATATTACTGATAGGCACTGTTTTTGTCAAACAATATTTTTCAAGATCTCTTGCAATTTCGAGAATGTTTGAGTTCTTATCAAAAACGACCTCGAACTCAATGAACATGTTTCCATCACGTTTAGTCTTGATATCAACAACATTCAGAATCTTACTTAGCACAGGATGATTCTTTGCAACATATGCTTTGATTGTATTCTGAATATCTGCTTCAGTCA